AAATGGCTCATACCATATAGTTTCTTTGTCCAGAATCACATTTTCTCGAATCAGGGGGACAAGCTTTGTTTTAATGCCTTGAATTTTAAGAGGAGGAACAAATATTTTTTCGCTCATTTTTTATTACCTCTCGAATAACAAAATAAAAAGGAGCGTATCGAGAGTACGCTCCACGGATAACCTCACATGCAGTTTGCAACCTGTATATGAGCTATATGGCGCTGCTGATCCGATTTGGACGGATGAATGGGTTTAACCATTGGTGGTTTTCAAGACCACTGCGTTAGACCAGACTACGCTACAGCAGCACAATAACCCTACTTTCCTGCACAGCTACCTTTATATAAAGGTGTAGGGAATAGCCGTACAATCTTTGGTGAGTCAGGTTGGAGTCGAACCAACGATGTTTCTAATGTCACGGAGTTACAGTCCGCTATCTTCGCCACTGGATATACTGACCCACATAAAAAACAAGCATCCATCAAACCATACGAGCTAATTGAATTGTTCTCGTGTTGATAAAACGCTTGTTTTAGACTTTTAAAGCTTCGCATTAACGTGGCGAAACACGAATAGCTTATCATTTCGTTCCACAGAACTACTTTGTATCCAACCATCCGTAGATTGAGTTGGTCTAGGCGGTAGCAACTATTGACCGCACAGCTTGGAGCCACCTGTAGGAATCAAACCTACGACATATGTGGTACGAACACATCATTCTATCTACTGAATTAAAGTGGCATGGAGCCAGTGACATGACTTGAACATGCGAAATCCATAAAGGCATCGGGATTACAAAACCCGCGTTCTACCAACTGAACTACACTGGCACAATAAGCTGGAGCAATCACCCCAGCCCATAGAAAAGGAGACAACAAATGATGTCCCAAGCAGACCTTACGGTCGTACTTCTTTTTTAGGTTCCCGTTTAGTGGTAGGGGCTCACCGCTTTTAATTTAGACGTACAATGTGCGTCTTATCTTCATTCAGCCTTCCAAATTTATCCTGATAGACCAGAATAAATCCTTCTCGCTGAGATTGGGTTAATTTTCCATCTGCGTAATCCATTTTTGACGTTTCACAACAACAGCCCTGCTCATAAATTACAGAATTACCGATATCATAGTGACCTGTTTTATGAGTGTGTGCCATCACGATAGTATCAAAGAAATAATCATTATCCTTGAAATACCGATATGCCTTTTCTGCCGTTTTCAACATACCGCTAGAGTAAGCAAGTGGATGCACAAAAATTGTTTCGCCAACAAAACTAAACCAAGTATCGTTATAACCGATCTCGATACCACTGTCCTTAAAAACATCAATCAGAGGGTCGTAATGAACCTTTGTATGAAGCTCCTTGTTGTAATGGTTAAAGCCATCAACAAAAATAAGCTCCAAAGATGTCTTTGGCATCAGTTCAAGCAAGTCGGTGTCCAGATTCTTAGCAAGATAATTCTGGAAGCGTAAGTCATGATTACCATAATTGACAACAACCTTCTTAGGCTGAAGCATCTCAATCAGGTCAATCATATACTGACGTGCAATCAGAATTTCCTCCATTGGACTCTTACGATACACCTTATTGAAACGAGAAATGGCCTGCGCATCTACCAGATCTCCGTTTACCTGAAGAATATCAATCTTGCCAGCGTACTCACTAAAAGTCTCAATGGGCTTCTGGAATGGAATATGTAGGTCGGAAATAGACAGAATGCAGGTTCCCACATCTCTATTAGATAATGACTCCTGATACTGCATACCCGCACGGAATGCCTTAAAACGCTTGCGATATGCGCACTCACCAAAATTCTTACCCAATTCATCATTGAGTACTTTGGATGCGCCATCCCAAGTCAATTCTCTAGCCAGAACAGCATTCCCGATTCTTACAAAGAAGTCATCGCTCGTTTCTTCTGGCCGTTTATTATAGCAACCCATTGGCATCAAGCCGGGTCGCCCAGCAGCTCATCAGAAGTGGAAATATTGATGGTGACACCCTCAATACCATCCCACTTTGCCAAAGCTTCCTTCAGATTGAAGACGTTCTCACCGTCCTTGGTGATCTCAGTGATAGTGCCCTCGGCAGTATCAATAATAGCGTTCTTAAAAACAACACTCTTCTTAGCAACCATAATTTTATTCTCCCTTATATTTTATTTCAAAATTGAAGTATTTTAGCATTCAAGAGCATCAGCCCAAGTGCTAATCCAACCACGATGATTTGTATTCAACTCACAAATTGCGGTACGGTCATGCCCCCTGAAATGCTCCATGTACGGAATCAGTGCTGACCGTTCCGGGTGCTTATACAAGTCACATTGACCAGAATGTCCGATCGCAATGAGGAGGCACGAGTCTTTTACTCGCGTAATGACTTTCTTCGCATCGGCTAGAGTGAAATTTTGTATTTCGTCGAGGATAATAACCTTGTTTTCAAAGTTGACACCTCGCATATAAGTATGTGCTGCACACTGGATGTACGCACCATACTTCTGACTTTCAGGATTTTCATCAGCAATTACCGCCGTATTTGGATTAACGCCAATGGTTTCAAGAGCCTCGAAAAGTGGCTCCATGTACGGAGCACTCTTTTGTTCCTGAGTTCCTGGAAGGTAACCCTGTTTCTCTTCCTGAGTAGGAGATACAATATACACAATGCCATTGTAACGACCATACTTAACAAGCAGGTCAGCAACACCAACAGCAATTGTAGTCTTACCGGTTCCGGCACGGGCATTCGCAAAGACGACATCAATATTAGGGTCCCAGATAGCGTCCCTAAAAATTTTCTGTTCTGGATCAAGCGTCATACCATAAAAGGTAGAATACTCATCCAGACTCTGAGGGATATCCTTCTTCTTACGCATTTCAGTCTTATCAGAAGCCATATATTACAACTCTCCCTTAATTGAACTCATCCACATCATCGCAAATCTTATCGACGATACCAAAATTGACCTGCTCATTAGCATCCAGATACCAATCCTTGGCCTTATTCTTTGTCATAGTCTTCTTGTCAATGGCAGAATGAGCCATAATATACTCACGCATCTTCACAACCTGCTTCTCGTAGTAGTCCATAGCCATCTTAGACTGCTCAAAAGTACCCTGCGTACCTCCAGAGCCACTGTGAATCAGCGCAGTAGAATGAGGCAGAGCAAAGCGCTTCTGACCAGACAGCAACATCACAAGAGCAGCGCTCATTGCAATACCTGCGTTAATCGTCCAAACAGGAGTCTTGCTCAGTGCAACAACATCAATGAAACTGAACATAGCGTCCAACTCACCACCATAGCTGTAAATAAACAGTTTAATGGGCTTGCGCTGCTCAACAGGGGTATTCTTATCGATACGATTGTATTGCAGAATTTTACGTTCAATTTCAATCAGAGACTGGTCAATCTCAAAGTCGATAAAAAAGATACGCTCTTTCTCATCAACATAGAAATTCATCATCTCAGGAGAGGGGAGACCACCCTTGTTCATCAGTTCAGTGATCTCTTCGGGCAGCTGAATCTCAAAATCCAAATTACTATACCTCGTTCTTTCAAAGATTAATAACGTGCGTTACGCTGCATCTGCTTTAGCATCTCGACAGCGGCAATATTAAAAGGAAGCAGCTCAAGATATCGAGCGGACTCTTCCAGATACCGCTTGTGACGGGTCTTTGCAATACAAGCATGAGGGAAGACCTTTCGCACAGCCTTCGCTTCGGACTTAGTGATTTCAATCATTAGGTAAAACACCCTTTCAAAATAAAATAGGTAGGAAGAAAACAAGCATCCTCGCTCTCTCCCTACCATAACTTTCCGCACTGTGTTTTACTCTATATATGTAAAATTATAACGTATCTACGTTAAAATATTGCGCTTTTTCGCATTTCATAAATCAAACATTTTTCTATTTTGCACGGTTTTCTTAATATTTACGTTTTTAGCGCACTTACGACAGTATTTTTGTCTGCGTCCGGTGCGAGCAACCATCTTTCCGCAACAATCACACTTGATGTACTCTTTCCCACAATACTGGCTCCACAGAATACCAGCATTCTCAAAATCGTCCACGAAAATCTCATGAGGAGAATCCGGCTCCGCAATCAAAACATGGATGTTCAAGTTGTCAATCTTTTTCAAGCTGGCAAACCCAATAAAGCCAAGATTATGTAACTCACAAATCATCTCGTTCTGTTTTTTTTCATTCGCGGATACGTTTGCCATCCTGAAAATATCAGCCGTATCTTCCGTAATCCAGTAGTTGCATTTTTCATTAACTGCAATATGATATTTTGCCAGACACAGCATCGTAAACATCAAGCGTTGCATCTGCTTGCCCTCAAGTGCTTGAATCTTCTCTACCTCTGCTTTTGTAATGCACACACCATCAAGTTCCACCATAGGACGGCCTTTAGCAGAAGCGATTGCTTTATCAATCAGTTCTCTATCCAGAACCTTGTTGTACCCTTCAAAATGACGCAACATATACTCGTTGAGCTTTTCTCTTACATCATCCTTTGAGTACCCTTTGTAAAAATAGTACTTCGCAACATAATGCAAAACATGCCCCACCCTTTTCCAAGGTACATCCTTTTCTAGCCACTCTTCAGCGTAAAGAACTTCATTCAATACAATCATCCGCATCCTCCTTGCTATTCATGTTAATCAACACATCCTTGAAACGCTTGCCATCATATTCAATATCGCCATTCTCGTCCTGCACAAGAGAATGCACCATACCGTCATGGCGTTCCAATAAGCGTTTAATCAAAGTATCATGAAACAGTTCCCAGACGATTGCAATACTGGATGCATTCTTCTTACAAAGATCAAGCATAATATCGCAAAGCACATCGTCATTGGAACATTTATCGTGAAGATTACGGAACATGCTTTCCTGATATAGCGCAATTCGTTCCTTGCGGTCTGCGCTGGTTTCTTTATTATTGTTTCCGTTGCCAGAATGGATTGCGTTGCCACGAGCAAATCTCAAGTAATCCTTAAAAATAGAGCGAATACCATAGTATTGAGAATTAGTGTACTCAATGCCAGACTTGAGCGAGTCGTAATCAAACTTGCGCTTTATCTTGAGTTCTTCTTCAAAATCTTCCAGCTCGTCCTCAACAGTCCAGCATAGGCGGTTCATGGTACAAGAATTGATTCCGACCGGCATCCGATAGAGGTAATACTGGATAACCATTTCATCCACATCGTCCTTGACGGTCTTTTGCATAATCTCATCCAGACCAGCAAACCCATCCCACTTGATGCGCTTGCGAGCTGCGGCCACATACTGCTTGTAGTCTCGCATCTGAGAAGGATAAATATAACTCATAAAGTACGGCTTTCGATAAGCACAAATACGAGCCCAGAATTTTTTATCCTCGATAGTATCTGGGTTATCACCCTCGCTTGGAACGCAAGCTTTGTTGTCATACCAATATTTTGGCATAGGTACGCAGGAAATTCCCTTTATGCGATCAATCGTGTCCTGTTGATATTTCTGGCCAGAAATAATACGATATGTAAGCTCTTTATATTCTCTACTTTCTGGCTCAAATTTACTCTGTACATCAAACATCGTTGTAATACGATTAGTTACCTTGCCGATATCATCACCAAATCCATTGATATTAGAGTCAATGAAATCCTGCTCGGTTGGAATTTTCTTTTCACCTTTTTTCTGAGCACAAAGAATTACAGTCTCATCCCTCCATCTATCAAGGAGGACTCTGTTATCTGTGCTAAAGATGAGATCGCCATCCCAGTCCATTCCGTCGAGTGCTGCACATGTGTTATCAAACGCACTTACGATAGCTACAGTCTTCATGTAACGATACCAGTTCTTACATTCGTCACTCGAATTTAAATTTAAGCACCGAATATTCGCCATCTGACTCATAGGAGCTCTAAAACAAGCCACTCGCTTAACATCTCTATCATTCCAAAAACGGCTGTAAACCTCACCGGCCTTTAACAGTCCAGTGACTTCCATTCCAAAGATGGATTGGCAAAGTGCGTATGGATCTCCGCTTGCTACTTGAAAATTCCCTCGTACCTTCACAACACCCGTCTTTGCCTGAGAGATTCGCTTTTTAATAAAGTACCGAATTCGATTCTGCACATACGGGTCGTTAATCATGTCCGGCTCAATCATGAGAGCCTTAATGTAATCATTCTCAAGAGAGTTGACATACCCTGCGTCATCTCGCATCCCGCTTCCACGCAAATACAGCAACGCATCACGCCAGTCGCCGCCCATGACACCTTTGATTTCATCCAGAGTCGGCTTGACCAGTTCTCTAATCTCGTCATTCGTAAGCTGATAGCTTTGAATGAATTGATAATTCAAATTGCGTTCTTCATCAAGTTCCAACTCGCAGGTTTTCGTTACAGAGAAGTGATAATGGTTTTCCTGATAATTTTCAAAGTAATCCTCACAATTATGGTAACTATCCCATAGCTTTAACATCGACCCTGTAAGAATCACTTGAACACGATTAACATCCTTATAGTTCCCCCAAATGTCCTTCACCATATTCTTTTTCGCAATCTTCTTTGCGAACTCACGGAAAGGGAAGGGGAATAGCATACCTTTACAAAAAGCGTTCCGTACACAGAAACCAGATGCTGTGGATGGCAGCTTTAAATCTTCGCTCCACTGTTGAGCAAGGTCATAGCTAATGAGTCCAAAACCATCGCTAGCGCACAACTCACAATCATGTTCCATATCCTCTACCATCGTAGGCTCACCGGATGCTCCATCGTCCAGAACGATTACATGGTCTTTGAAATGAGTGAAACAATCGTCTACGACCAGCACACCGTCTGGATCAGTGACCGGAATGGATGCAGAGCAGGCGAGTGCCCGATATGCTTCCAGCTTTGCCGGAATAAACTCCATTCCCTTGTTACGGCCATTGTCGATTCGTTTGCGGATCTCATCAACAAGACGGTCGCTCACAAACACAATCGTACTATTCTTGACACCACCGGTAGTTCCAACCAAACGACGATATGTAATCCCATTGATTTTGAACCCTTTAGGAGAACATGCCCGGCGGTAATCATTCTTCTTGTCTACCACCAGACACATATAATCCGGCTTGAACTGAACTGCATCCAACTCAGTATACAATCTCCGAATCTCCCGGCGGTTCTCTAAACAAGATTGTTCATTCCGTAACATCTTGATTCTACGCTTGATGCTCCGTGCCTTAGACTCTGCATCCGTAACACCATTCAACTCGTCAATCCATCGTAGAACAGTGCTATCAGCTAACGAGATGATCTCGTGGTTTCGTCTGGCTTCATCCAATGGTAGGGTTAAATCCCATTTCGCTTCAACTAGACGCTTCGTATGAATCTTAAAAACAAACTTCTGACAAGTTTGCTGTTTTGCCATTCGGCAGTCACCTCCGTGTTCTTCTTAAACGTATCCTGTGATGTATAGCTAAAATGAAAATATAAAAGCAGGCTTTTATAGATAGCAGCTCTCGCCATCTTCCATAGCCTTGAGCCAAAGTCGTTCACGCTCCTGATAGAGCTCGTCCAGATAATCTTCAGCCGACTCATACTCCCGGCGGGTCAGGCTTGCGTAGTTCATATCATGGATAAGTTGCTTGATTTCTTTATCAACATCCTCGTATGTACAAAGCATTATTCAACCTCCGGCTCGTCCATAATAGCTCCACAATAAGGGCAGAATATAACCTCTTTGAGATTAAAACTCTCCCCATCTTCCTTATCATAGCTTCGAGTATCACAATTTGAGCAAACGTAATTGCCGTATTTAGAAACCCAATGTGCATGAGTCACAGGTCTAAATTCTCCGCCAGCAGCAATCTCTCTTTTTAGAATCTCTTTCGCATACTCTACAGACATCTTACAGCATGTCTTTTGAAACGAAGATGCGCTTTTATCGAGCTCAATAATCTCCAGAACATCATCAAGAACGCTGTCTAAATGAGTCGCGTTGATATACTTGTCCATTACTTAACCTCCTCGGCCACTTTCCTAATTGTCGCACCAATCTGTTCAAGCTCTGCCAGCAAGACATCCACATCCTCAGCATTACTCTCGGAAATATTCAAGTCCTTAATCTTATGTAATGCCCACTCAAGATTCGGATAATAGCCGACCGTAACTTCCTTTGTGCCAGTGCCTACCTCACCAGTCTTTGGATTCTTGCCAGCTGGTCTTTGCTCAATAATAATGAGATTTCGCTCATCGCAGTTCTTTATAATGTACTTGCCAATCTGAATACGCATCAGTTAGATCTCCTTTACCTTACGGCTTGCCTCGGAACGGGGAAGAATACCCTCTTTCTTCAAACGCTTGTAAATATATGCCTTACCACGTTCAGTCCAACGCATGTGCTTACTAGATTTCTTTTTGCAGGTTTCCTTATCAAAGTAAGGAGTGGTCTCGTATTCAACAAAGCCCTCTCCGTCAAACTTACTGTAAAGATACCAGTGAGTGATCATCTTATCGCCACGTTTTGACTTGCAAAAATACTGGAGGCCGAGATCGTGAAGTTTCGTATTCATACGTGCTGCAGTCCAGCCATATTCCTTTGCAATATCAGTAACCGTATATGTGCTAGTAGACTGCAAAACCGCATCACAGTAGTCGGAACGAGGAGTCAAATATTCGTTTGTTTCCTTTAGCTGCTTATTTTTGCTAGAAAGGGCGGCGATACGCTTATCTCGTTCCGCAATCTTATTCTGCGCAACAATCAATGCAGCAGACAGAAGTTCGTCATCAGTCATTTGCTCTTGACCAACAATGTAACCACCAGTCTTACGGACAGAAGGAATAATTTCATTAGCCACAAGTGCTTGGAACTTTTCTGCCACATCGTTTTTAGCCTTCATTGCCAGTCGATAAAAAATATTTTCAGGGATATAGCTTGGAAGATTTCCATCGACACTCGTGTCGATACCAAGATCGTGCAAATATTTACGAACTCTCGTCCACTTTACACAAACATTTCCACTTGCGGCAACTTCTGTAAAACCAAGACCACGGGCAACATCTTCCAGTCGAAGATATGCAGTACCATCTTGCTCATAGCAGGATACACCATACAAACTCACGATTTCAAAATTCTGACTCATCAAATCTACTCCCTTTAATATGTATTTTATATTTCAAATAAGAGCCAAACAGACTCTTATTTAATTCTCATTCATACGGCTGACCTCAAATGCAGCCACATCATTCATGAAATCATTGATATGTAGGTACTTATCAGCTTTCCGTACAGTCTTTGGCTTGAACTCTCGGCACTTGCATCGTACCTCGTCACAAGTAGTGAAACACGGGATCTCATACTGGCATTTTGTGCAGACATGCTTCTTATAAAACTCCGGCAAACGTCCAATCGCTTGGTAACACTCATAAGTTACCTTTAAATCAATCCAGTAGGGGTTATCAAAATTCATTATCATCAACCTTCTTTCTTATAGACATTCAAACCATAGTTGCTATTATATTTTGGAGATCCCGCCATCTTAATATGATCAATCGCATTTTTAGATAATTGAACCATTTCTTCAATTAGATAATCATATTTCTTTAAATCAATTCTTTTGCACTTCAAAATATCACAAAAATCACTATTGGCAAGCATGAAATCACCTTTTAATGTGAAGTGAGTCAGTAGCAAATTTGTGTACTCTACAATTTCTGGACGAATCTCTATACCATAAGCAGGAAGAATACTTCTACATCCAAAATATCGATAACAAACATCGCTAAGTTGCTCATAAAAATATTTCGCATTTCCACTGCTATAAATATCATCATGATTTTTACAGGCAGAGCCGTCTTCGTTTTTGTATTCTAATAATAGCTTGTTCTCAAAAGTATGATACATATCCTCATCATTTTTTGAAAGCTTTATAGTTTTATACCTTACATTACCATCTTCTTCTGTAACGACTTTTCCAGTAGCAATCAAAACATTTTTAATCTTAATGATTCCTTTTTTTTGAAGAAAGTATAAAGCAGTTTCAAGATATTCTTTTGCAACGGATTTTGCATGATGCTTAAATGTTGATGTATCTTTATAATTGACGCCATTAAGAATATCACACATAAAACCATATGTCTTTAAGTTGCAGTCCATCATCATTCCTGGAAGAGTCCAAAATACATCAATAACATCATTATTAGATTTCTTATTATCAACATAAATATCCATAAGTTGATATGCAATTACTCGTTGAAACACGTCATAACAAGGAAGTTCTATCGGACTATGGCTATTATACAGTTCATTTGTTTTATCATAATTTCGAATATACACAACCTTCATACCCCACGGAGTTCCATGAATGGCTTGGAAATCGACATATTTATTAAGATCTAAAAAGAAATTATATCTTGTTTCTTTTCCGTATAATCTACCACCAGGAGTCGTCAGGCCAAGATATACCGCAATATCACGATAGCCATCAAATGTCTGTCCAACACGAAGCCGATTTACCATTTCCTTTGTGATTTCATAACGTTTATTTTCCATAAAGTCTCCTTACCTTTTATAAGAACCATACCATTTAAATCCAGCACGAGGAATTCCAGAATTCGCAGGAACACGAATCATTCCATCTATAAAGAGCTGAAGAACCTCATCACTCAACTGTCTATGCACAAAGCGAAATGGCGGCTGAGAAGCATCATTATAATATTCTGGATTTTCTTCCAACATCGCTCTACCTCTTCTGACGGCAGAAAGCGTTGGGATATTCTCACACATGGCGTCGTTCATCTCGTGGAAACTTTGCTGTTGCAATTTATATTCCGTCCGTGCCGCAGATCGCTTCAACGAGTTCGGCTCAATCGTAATATGATACATTGGTCGTGCTAGGTCGTATGTAAAGATTTCCTTGAATCTATTATCTAACTCTTCATAGAACTTATGAAGTCGTCCGGTTAAAAATACGTCTTGCTCACTCTGGCATACTCGCCCAGACGATGTGTAAAACTCATGAAGCACATTCGTATACATCTTCATATAAATGGCTTTTTGGTCTTCAGAAGGAATATGGTACTCTTCTGGGTTGTGATTTATAAACACGGCAGGGCAGTCCTCAAAAAATATTTCTTTGTTTTTTGCCATGGATTTAAGTGCAGACTCAATATACCCAACCATTGTAGATTTCGTACAATGCTGAAACGTCTCAGCGTCTGCTACTAAATTCTCTCTAAACTCATCCATTTGCTCACGAGCAATATTTTCTAATGGTGTACCAACTATCTCAGCCCAAAAGGTATCCTCACCATGTAGGTCTTCTGGATATTGATAAAAATTCTTATTGGTCATTCCACACGCTCGTAGTATTGCGGCTGGCGTCCAAAAGAACTCCATCCAACCACTTCCATCACATTCTTTAAGTAGGTGGTAAGCAATCTGATTCTGCAGACGCAAGGAGAACTTTCCTTTATTTCTTGTCGGTAGAGGAGGAAGTACCTCATTGTCTGGACGAATCTTTACAATAATAAAGCGTTTTCCTTCCTTTTTAAACTCAACGAATCGATTTAACTCTTCAAGGAAGTGTTTTTTGCTAGTTCCATCTAGTGGCTTTCCATTTTTGCCAAACACATTAAGATAAGTAGATAGTTCTAAAAAATTAGAAAAAATCTGACCATCATTCAATTTGCCTGCTATCTCCGATGTAACCTCGTATTTTTTCTTGTCCATGTAACCTCCTACTCAATTTAGTTGGATTGACGAGTCTGTATTATATATATGTTTGAAGATACATAGTCGTCAGTCCAAGTACAACTATCACAAAATATCTCTTAATGGTTTACTCGACTTGAAGCTATGGCGCGTAAGCGACATAGATTCAATTTGAGTAAACCTACGAGCGTCCGCAGACGCGAGATCCCTCTCCACGCCCTGTCTGGAAGACTACTATAAATATCCATCGCAAACATCCACCACAGTCATTCCATTATTAACTTCTTTGCGGTATCCTGTATTGTATAGCTATCTATACCCATTATACCATGAGATTGCCAAAAATTCAATAGCTACATAATACAGGATACGAATGTTTTTAGCTTCTATTATAATAAGGTATGTTTCTTGGAGTGTCATCTACTGTAGTCTTTCCAGACAGGGCTCGCAAGCTCGCTCCCGCTCTATGAGCGGCGACCATTGCTAAGTGAGCTGACGGTCACTACGTTCCCTCTGCCTACTTAGCTCAAGTCGCTAACATACATTGACTTTCTTAGATTGTATAAGAGATATTGTTCTCCATGAATGGCATCCAGATGCTCAGACACTTTGTGTAAGCTGCCAGAGGCTACGATCATGCTCGTTAGAGGTCTTTGGAGTCTCTGAGAGTGCTACTTAGATGCCAAATCAGTCCATTTATGGTGATAGGGAAGTACAGATGGGTACAAATAGGTACTTTATGCTCCGAAGAATGGTCTTTTTCGGTACATTTTGGGGACTCATCGGAAAAATCCGCATGAAACCTAGCTTTTTTAGGCTTTATTGGCTCAAAAAGGAACAAAAATAGGGATAAAAAGGTACAAATAAAAAGAAAAACTAGACAAAATATAACGCAAATACGTTAAATTCTAGCTAGTTACCGAATGAGTTACCGATTGAAAAATAGCGATTTTAAGCCATTTTTAGGTAGTTTTGGGTGGAAAATGATGAATTGGTGGGTATATGTAGGAGATGGTATAGGGGTATATTTTGGGATGTTTTTGTCAGGGGAAAGTATACCCCGGATAGGAGAGTAAAAGTGTCAAGGAATTATTTATTAACAGACTAGGAAGGTTAAAAAGTAGTAGTGTTGGTTGCCAATAGGAGAAGTATTGATGGAATTATTGGAATTATTGGGAATTAAAGATAAAATAATATGTAAAATATTGCGATAAATCGTTATTAAATTGTTATTTCTTGAGGATGAATAAGAAAGATGTACTGGGGTTTCGGCCTGCTGCCGGGAACGTCCAAAAAATGAAAAGTATGCCCCATAGGTGCGAGTGCTGGAAATGCTCAAAATACGACACTCAACACGGCAAGGGCAAGGCGGGATTTTGGCTGTACTGCTATTATCTGATAAAGTATCAACAAGTGCAGATAATAGTTAAAGAATTTTAATTGTTTAATAACAAACAAAAATGTTCGATACAAAACAAAATGTTATGTTGATTTAAAATCAACTTTAAATTATATATTGTTTCTTTTTAGTCAACCATCTATTTTCCCTTATAAGGTAATTATATATTATATTTTATCCTTATTTCAGCCGAAAACGCCCACGACTTGCCAAATAAAATTTTTAACGATATATCGCTATTTTCTAAAAATCTATAATTCTTGCAACTTTTGTGCATGAATTGCAACTTTTATACATAGACTTCCTAGCAAGGAACCGCTATAATTAAGCCACAATCTAGCAAGGAACCTAGCTAGGAACCTAGCTAGATTGCACCGAACTTTGAAAACTGAATCAATCTTTTGTGGGAACGGCTAAAATATTCCCGCTCAATCTAGGCAAGTGCAATAAGCCCATCGTGGTTATAAATCAGCAGTCTACCGGAACGGTAAAGCACCTAGAAAGTTTGATTCAGTCGGAAAAATTCGGTGGTGTAGCTAGCACCGATTCAAAAAATGCAACGCTTGCAAGTGGGCGCTGATTGTGCATTCTGCACACGACAAAACACACTTTGCTATCCTACCGTATAGGCTAGAAAGATACGGAAAACAGGAAACACGGCTTGACCGTTCAATTACTGTTTTGGTTTTGGCAATGCAAGCCGAAAAAACCATAAAAAGCCGTTTGTCCAATTAAGGCATTAGAGGGCAAACAATACGCAATCAACAGGATACTAGATTGTACTGTATGCACACAAACACGTTGTACAGAAAAGAGGGCAACGCCCATACAGCACATGACTAGGCAAGGAAGGGCAAAAAAGAAAGTACAGTTTGAACAAACCACAAACTAACTTTTATGGGTTTATATCCATGTACTACACGTTGCAAAGTTTATACTTTGTTTTTATGGTTTATACCATTATCTATTGTAGCAAAGTCAAGTATAGTTTGCAAGGGCTGTACAGCAAATGTTTTAACTGTTTAATAGGGCAAACCCTTACAACGTCAAGAAAAAAACAGTACAAAAGGTGTATATACTTTGCCCTATTTAGGGCAAACCATAAGCCCATAAGCAAGGCGTTTTGTCTGGTTTGTGGGTTTTGGTTTGCGCTAAAACGCAAAACCATCGAATATACACACAATTTAGAAAATTAGAAAAGAGGATTATTATGCGTAAAGCTATCACTATGCCCGAATTCCGCACTGCTATTCAGAACAAAACCACTGATTCTTTTAGCGCACGCGAATTGCTGGAATTGCTCAATAATTCCGCTGAAATGGCAACGGCAAACGGCAACGAAACGGCTGATTTAATTAAGGCTATTTCGGACAACAACAAAGCCGAAAATGAATCCATTTGCACCGATAAATGCAAGGTTTTGATTGCTATGGAACGCGCCGAAATGTTCCGCACCTATTGCGTAAACCCGACTTATATCGGCCATAAATTCAGCGGTAAAAAGAACGACAAAACCGGCAAATATGAATTGACTGAATCCGCTATGCGTATCAAGTTTGCAAAGCTTGAAAAAGTTTACCGTGATACTACCGGCAAAAAGTATGATACGCTTTGCAATTCCGACTTTTACGGAAAACTTGTTATGCTGTTTAATGGCTTTATGGCTGAATCCCTTTGCACTGATTTGACGGCAAACAAACCTGTTCGTTCCGAAAAAATGCTTGACGCGCTCAAGAATGCAAAGCTTGATTGCTTTACTAGCAACAAAAACAACAAAGAAACACGCCTTGCACAGTTGCAAGCAATTTACAACGCTATTCTGCCCGAAACCTTGACGGTAAAGGCACTTTCTTGTGATATGGCCTATATCAAGACGGCATACACTAAGGCTAAAATGGGCACTGTTACCACGCTGAACGACAACGCACTGATTGATGAAATTATTGTAACTATCGGCTATGCACTGTCCTTTGATGAATCTACTGGAAAGCGTTCTCGTGCATACGATCTTCAGAGCAAGTCTGCCTTTTTTAAGAAAGCAAAGTAAGTAAGCTACATCTAACCTAATAGCACTCTGGGGCGGGCAATAGTCCGCCCTACTCTTGCAAAATCGGTTTGCCTTGACGTGGCGCAAGAGTTTTCTAACTAAATAACCGATATTTCCGCACAGGAAGTGTGCCTATTTTCAAAAAAGGAAGTGAACACAATGAAAATTTCTTTGCATCAAAAAAATACACCTGTAGTGTTTCGTGGTGTATCTGTTCCGGCAAATTCCATTTACGGAACAATCAAAGCAGAGAATTATAACTTTGTCTTTGTTTCAATGCCTAAAATGGATTCTTTCGACAAAATGCCTTTTGTGTTCTACCAGAACGGCAGAATCGTTAAAAATATCTATTCGGCTATGCTTGATTCTGCTATTTCTCAAAGCGTGAAAAGCCTTGCAAATAACGGCAAAATCACACTTGCATACTGGAACCATAAGGCAGAACAAAGGGCAGAAATGCGCATTGTAGAGCGTGAAAACAAACGTAAATCAGAGCGCAAGGAAAGGCAAGAAATTCGCTCCGCACAGAAAAACCGTGATTCAGCTGGGCACAAACCTAGCAAGCACACAAAAGCAATGCGGGCAAAGCCTAACTTTTATACGGCAGAATACAACAATCTTTCTAAACGTATCTATGGTGAATCCATTGATATGAATGGGACGGTCAGGCGTTGCCGGAATAGAACGGCAGAGTACATGGACGGCAGCGGCGCTGGAAAAATCCGTGGTGATATGCGTCCTTTGACCCCGCAAATGCCTTTGAAATCCGGCAAAAAGGCAAGGTGATAGTATGGCTATGAATCCCTTGTCAGAACGGCAGAATCATGCTATAATTGTACCATCAATGAAAAACAAAGGTGGTGCGATTGTGAGCAGACCTAGCAAATATGATAACATGAGCAAAGAAGAAATCCTTGCAGCAATGCGTGAGCGGCAGAAAAAAAACGCCTCTTATCAGTGGAAAAAGACTTGCACTCTTACTTTGCAAGAGGGTGAAACACTTGAAAACGACTTTCTTGCAAAATTTGAATGCGATAACGTTTCTCAGTTTTTGAAAAAAATCGTTCATGGTGATTTGATTGTTTCCCTGGCAGAATCCAACTAATAAACCCCATAACCCCGGCACTGAACGTCTTGTGAATTTATCGCAAGGCGTTTTCTTTATGCCCTAAATTGCATAAATATGCAAATAATATGCAGAATATGCAAAGTGAAAATACAACACATAATAAAAAGAGGAGTTTTAAGCTATGTATAACATCAACAATAGCTTTACTTACAGCGATCTTTTCCCGGCAAAGGCAGCAAAGAAGGTCTTTGACGCTGGCGATTTCACCAACGATGAATTCAGCTTTGCCTTCTTTAGTGGTAAGTGGTATTACCGTCAAAATGGAATTAACCGTTGGTTTGAGCTGTAAGCGATAAAACCTCACATTTATGCCGTGCGATTAGCGGTCATGGGGAAGATAGTATACCGCTACCAGCCCAACAGGGTGCGCAATAGCGTTATAAAAACGAATTGGTAAAGCCTGGTTTGTCCTGGCAGAAAGGATGTTTGTTATGAAATCGCTTCTCATGTTCTTTGGTTACTCTGCTTATCAAGCAAGCTGTGTTGCTCCTGTGATGTGGATGTTCGTTGTTGGTGTCATCGCTATGGGCGTGGCAGAATGGAAAGGGTGGTTGAACTAATGAGCTACTGTATTATGAACACGGCATCTGGTGCCGGAGTGTATTTGGCAGAAACACCGCCTGTTGATTTCAAAAAGTATGAATCGCTCAAACAGTCTTACCTGGACTATTTTGGCAAGGTTTGTGCAAGCGATGCGGTGTTATTCGACACGAAAGAGCGTGCTGAAATGACGCTGAAGCGCTTGATCTGTATGGGGCATGGAACGCAGTGGTTCTTGCGGAAGTATGACGCTTGTATGAATAACGTACTTCCGGCAGAGCTGTAAAAGATATGTTTTAAGGAAAGTTTGTTATGACCGCAAAAGAATAAGGAGAATGCAAAATGAAAAAAGGTCAGTATTTTATGAACGATGAAACCGGTGTTATCACCAACATTCACAGGGAAGCTGTTGAATGGTTTCGGCAGGGTTCGAATGTTTCCATCTGGATTAACGGTGTTTTTGTATGCCGTTGGGGTCACTAAGAAAGGAGAACATAAAATGAGAGCAAGTGTTGAAGTGTACGAGAACAATGCAGGCGGTATCTTTGTTGCTGTCTTTGGTCAGAACGGCCTGGAAAATATCATTCCGGGGTTTTATCATGAAATGATTTCTACGGCAGAATTCATTGACCAGTGCCTGCATGGGTGCTATGAATCGGATGATTTCAATCCGGCAGAATTTTCCGGCATGGATATGGATTCTGTTTACAATGAAATCAGCAGTCAGGATGACTTGATTGCAGAGTTTTTCGACAACAAAGAAATCATCCTGTATCCGGCAGACATGGGTGTTGCCGGAATGAAACTGTTTGGCATGGCTTGACCGTATGTTCACAAAATGTTCGCAGAAATAAAACGTATCAACGCATTAAAATGTGACGTTAATAAAATCTACATTTTAGTGCTTGACAAAATTATCGGTATCCTGTATTATGTAGCTAAGAAAGGCAGTCCGTTAGAGGACTTTTATTTTTACCGTTCAGCTATATAACACAGGATACGAAAGAGAGGCTATAAAATGGAACGGAATTGGAAACTTGGTGACGATATGGTTGTGAGCGACAATCTTCTGGATGGTATTACGTTTGATGATTTGATACTGACAGTGCATTGCAACTGTCCCAAAATTACAGAACAGGCTGTAAAAAAAGAGCTGAAAGAAATTCTTGCGATTCATATGCAGGATATGGAATTTTTACTCGAAAACAATATCGACAAGATAATTGAGATGGCAAGTAAAAACAGAGAATAAGGAGAACTGGTTATGAAACGCAATGACTATAATTACGAGAGCTTTTACTACACAAGCGACAGCTGCCTAATTCTTATGAATGAGGTTCGTTATAAGAAAAATGATTTCGGGGAGATGATTCTTGTACCGGATGAAACAAAGGAAGAAGTGATTTCACCTACGTTTTACACAAACTATATCACAGCAATTCCGTTCTTTAATGATGATTTCTTTGGCCCTCATGCTTCTTGTGAAGCTAAATGGGATAGAACGCCGGCAGGAGCTGTGCCTACTGTGGTAACAACGATCAATGGTGCAGGTGATGAAAAGATTGTCGCCACATTTACATTCATCAGCAAAAGTAAGCTTTTGGATACTGCTGGATGGCGTGAAAAGGAAGTCATCAAAAATGCAAAATACTTCCATATTGAAAGAATTGACGGTGCAGATATGATTTACTTCTACACTGAAAGTGATGGCGATACGGCAGAAGGCATTTTTGATACTAAGAGATCTATTTGGAGGGGTTAAAATAATGACTGATATTCAGAAAAAGATGTGGGATGCTCTTTGCAAAATGTCTGGTGAAGATGTCGCAAGGCTGTTTGTGAATTGGTGTGGAGAGCAAATTCTGGACAATGACTTCTACAAAAATATGGTTGATGAGGGAGAGATTGAAGATGAAGAATGATTTTTACTGGAACAAGAACTATATGACTATTGCAAAGAATATTACAGAAAGGCATCGCACAAAAATTATAATACATAAAAGCTGGCAGTGGTATCTTGCTGAGTTTGATTCGCTTGAACAGCTACATTTCTTTGAAAACGTAGTTGGGTTCAAAACTCATTTTATTGAAATGGAAAATGGAATTGCAAGATTTTCATTAAGCCATGAGTTTAAAGAAGAAAAGTATTTCTGGAAATTGTCTGAGCTTCCGGCTGGTGTAAAGCCCATCAAAGCATTATGTAATGGTAGTATTGTTACCTGCTATTTTTTGAATGATGGAAAAATCATTCATTGGTATCGTCCAAATCCTAATGCACGAAATGTTTATAAACCAATGACAATACAACAGCATATTAAGCACCGTGAGGTATTTGGTTCATATTGAAACGAAATAGGAGGACGAAGAGTGATTATTGATTCTATTCTTGACCGTAAAAACGGCAGGCGATACAGCGCACATGACTTCTATCTTGAAGTCAGAAAGTATGAGAGTCTGGGTGTAGGCACTCACGGTGAAGATATTTCAATCGCTATAGATTATGGCGATAACAAAGATGTGCAGCGTGTTCTGTGTCAGTACATCCAGCGCAATGGATACCCAACAGATATTGAGGACTACATAAGAAGTCAAGTCTGGGTGGTATAAGTAGTGGATGCAGGTGATTAGCGGTACTAGGGCAGACATAACCGCTATCAGAATGCGAAAGCATAAAAATATTAAAAGGAGTGTTTGACATGAAGAAGTTTAATTCGATCTTAAATAAAGGGTTCAATATGACTTTTGCAAATGGTATTACTGCAAGCGTCCAGTGGGGAGCTGGGAATTATTGCGATAATCATTTTAGCAAAGACTTCTCTTTCTCAAAAGAAGCAAGTTCTAATACAGCAGAAGTGGCCGCATGGAATGAAAGCGGCGAATGGGTTACAAATAAGCTCTACGACACCTGGGATGATGTTGCTGGGTATCTTTCACCAAATGAAGTGTTACAGTTTTTGAATAACTGTGCGAATTACAAAACGGCTTAAAATCATGCTTTTATGAGGTGAAAATATGTTTGATCCAAAACGTGTTTGGAATTGGTTGACGAATTATGTGAATAATTCACTTGACAATGAGATTATTTGGACTGATGGAGAAAGCATTTTTACAAAAGATGAATATTACGCAAACGATATTTCTAATGCTATTGATCTTCTTGTTGGTAGAAATGTTTCAGTAACGGGCTATTACGATCCAAAGGAAGATGAAATAGATAGATGCACAGATGAATACACCGGATGGTATTACGTTTCAATTGAATAAAACAGATATTTTACAATGATTGAGGTGATAAATATGACCGAAAAAGATAAGCGTATTTTAAAATATGCGATTGATAATCTGATTGCAAGAGAGAATAGTTTGTGCGATGGATTTTGTAAGAATAATCCTACACATAAAGCAGAGCGTGAACGTGATAGAGATTTGATTATCTTTGGTATTCGTGATGTTTTATGTGAAGTTGAGCGTCTTGAAGAACAGGAAAAAGAGATGCTTGAAAATTCTAAACATGAAGTGGTTCAGTTTTGATTGGAGTGATAAAAATGTATAGTAGTGAAACTGTAAAACAAGTTAATGATTGGATGATTAACAATATTTCCGACTGGATGGTTGAGAATGGAACGGAAAACACCACAGAGGGTAATTGGATTATTTACACTGATGAAATTGTGAAGAAGTTCAATGTGACAAAGAATTGGATTACTGCATTTCGTGATGAAATCATCGATGCTCTTTATGAACACGAAGCAGTTGCAGATGTAACTTATGGATGGTTTCCCGATGGCGATGTAGAATGTTTCGACATTGATTTTTATACAAGTTTTTGCCTAAACCTGAGTAGTGAAGATTGAGGTAATAAAAAAAATGAGTAGTTATAAACCGGAAGAAATCTGGACTGCATTTGATGTTTTATCAAGCAGAATTGCCGATTCTGATGAAATCGGACAGAAGCGTTTAAGACAAATCAAAATCACTCTTACAGAATACTTTGGAATGACTAGACATCTAAAGAAAACTCCTTTATGGGATATTTTTGAGTATGAAAAGAAGCTGGAACAGCCGCTTGGCCTTCTGGTTTATGAAAATAATCATCTCAAAGAAGAAATCAATAAACTTCATAAAAAGCTGGGTATTAAAGAAAAGTATAAAACAAATCCATACGATTATATGTTCCAAGATGAAGATGGATTTAGAGACAAGGAATGAAAATATGACAAACACTGAAAAGAATATCGTTCTCGCAGCTCTTTCTTCTTATCGGCGTAAGCTGATGGATCAGAGTGTTTCATTCCTTAGAGCTGGCAATCACGAGGATGCAAAGCAGTCAACGATAGAAGCGGCCAACGTGAATGCATTGGTGATTAAGTTTACAAGAGAAAAGGAGTTTGCAATATGAGAAACCTGTCTAAGCAGAACCGTAAGAAAATTTTTGATTTGATTCGTCGGGATTGTGATTTCGTTGGTTCTTACGATTTGGAACATTCTGAAGAAAGTGTTTTGACCTATCTTCCGAAGCGTGGAACACAGATCTACAAAGATGTTGAAGAAGTTCGTGTCGTAAAAAATCGCAAGACCGGAAACTGGGTTGAGTCCATTATTGATGTGCGTTGGCAGTACGGTATGACTTGCGCTGATGCAGAGATGATTGAACGTAAGTATCAGTGTAAGTCTAATAAGTAAGGAGTTTGCAGTATGAATAACGAAAATAAGATTGTTGTGACTAGTTGGGATGGTAAGTCTTGGGAAATGACTCCTGAACAGATTGAGGCGGCTTACCGTTACAAAGAACGTCAGTATCGCATTGAGGATGCTAAGAATCAGCTTGAATTTTACGCGGATTGGATTAAAGAAAAATACGGCTATTCCTACGATGAAGTTATTGAACATGCAGAGGAGTTGGCTGAATGTTTTCAGGACAATTTTGATTGTGATATGTCGGAAAATAGCTTATGGTCTAGTTTTATCACGGAAATGTTTGACGGACTTAGCAGAAAGGAAAATAACGATGACTGACCCCTGTCGTTATTGTGTAGCGCCGGAGCGTTATCCTGGTTGTCACGACCATTGTGAGAAGCTGAAGGCTCATCGTGAAAGTGACGAGTATAAAAAGCTGTGTGAGTATAAAGATACATATTTCAAAAGTCACCTTTGCAAGAATACGGTAGCAATCTATCACGATATGCGTCGCAGAAAACACAAAGGAATGTCTTGCCTTGGATATAAAGGAATAGGTTAAGGAGGAAATAAAATGTGGGATTTAATTGAAGATGAATACTCTGAAGAATATAAAATCGGAAGAGCAAAATTCAAGAACAAACAAACAGGTCATTACTTTACAATCATGTATAGGATATTTAGCTTTGACATTTCTTTTTATTATCCAGAGTATTCTTTCTCTATCACTCTTACTACCGTAAGAGATAAAGAAGAAATGAAAGGAATTATTATTTTAAGACATTCTAAAGCTTTGGCTAAAACTTTGGAGGATTAACTATGTGGGATTTAAGAGAAGTTCATGCACTGTACGATGGTGAATGTTGGGTCTGGAATGAATCTTTCCATCACAAGAATGTGTTCGTAGACGAGAATGAAGATCCGAAAGAAATCTTTTGGCAGGAATGTCAGATGTTCTTCCTTCAGGACTATCTAAGCAGGTGTGAAATCGTGGATGATGGCGATATCCTGGAACTTCAGTTGAAGGATTCCGGTGAGCCGGTTCTCGCTATGATTATTGAAGAGTAAAGGAGAATGAGTTATGCAGCAATACGAAATTGTATTTTACCGCAATGATATTCTCGATGAGTTAATTCCGTTTAAGAAAATGCATAAGGAATTTAATTCATATCAGGAAGCAAGAGTGTGGGCGCAAAATGAGTCGGAATAAAGAGGACTGTGATAAGTTTATTGAACGTCTTTGGAGAGAGAATACTGATATTGCATGGACGGAAAATGAACGTGGAGAATTAGTTCTTGATCAGAATTGGAGAGGTTTCCCAGTTGGTAACTTTACACAAGATGATTGGTTCCTTTGGGTGGATGAATTCCATAGTAAAGGCGTCGGTTGGGTTTACGAGAACGTGAGTGTGTAAAAGGAGAGTTTTATTATGAAATACGACACTCAAGCGATGGCTGAGGTCCTTTGTAAAACAGCAGGCGTTGAATATAGCTCTGATTTGGAAAAATTGCTATACCATTTAGATATTCAAGCACAAAATCCTTACAATGCAGATTTTCGGCGTACAGGTTTGGCTATCATTGTAAAAGTGTGTGAGGAGTTGGAAAAACGATAATGTATTATCATCTTGAATACTCTGTCAGACACTTTATGTACGGCGATACATATAGAGGACATGAAATATATCCAACAAAAGAACTGCGTGATGCAGAGATTGACTGGATGAAAACGTGTTACAGCAGACTGACCGAGCTTGTCTATGCAACGTATGAAACCGAAACGCCTGGTGAAGATAAGATAATAATATAAAGGAGAAAGATATATGTATAATGTTGATGAACATGATTTCAAAGTCAAAATTCATGATGGCTGGCTGATTGCTACGGAATCGGCAGATAAAGAAAGCTATCCAGGAATGGGAATTTTTTACTCGAAAGACGGGGAAACATTTTCATGGAACGATTTGATTACAATTGTTGAACAGGATGCAGAAAATGATAAGATTCGGACTGATCTATATAAGAAAGGCCGCGAAGATTGTTGCTATGTTTTTGATTACGAAGATGGAGAATTGATAGAGTGAACGTTATGATGAAAAGTTGCTTCAATAGAAATTTCTTCAAATTTAAAACAAGGTCTGGGTACATTATTATTTTGACTTCAACGGATAAAAATGGGCACATGACTGCATTTGCATTTAGCTCAGTCGATGGAAAAACTTTTCATCCGTGGGATTTGATTAAGGTTTTTGATAACGAGGACGAGCGTATGGCAGATTTCAATTATGACGACATGAGGTGAGAGTTATGACTGCACGTGAAATTGCAAGAGATTTTATTTCTAAGATGAATCCATGTAGATGGAATGGACGTGGATACAAACCGGATACATTTAATGATAAAGATCAGATTAAATATCATGTAGATGGTCACCCTGAAATTGATGTGGATGTTTATTATGAATATGATGCTGGCGATAATAGCTGGTGGCATTTTTGTGATGCACGTGATAATGCTTCTGGCGATAAAATTCTTGGTGTATGTAATCCTAATGTTTGGTCTATTGATGCAATTGAAGAATCTGTTAAATATTTATTTAACAAAATGAATATTGAAATTAAATAAAATCGAGGTTTTAGATATGAAAAGTTATTTATTTGATATGAATAATGTATTTTGTATTGCGACAGAAGCAAGCAAAAAGATTGTTGTTTTCGATGAAGATTTTACAAGCAAGAATGTAGTTCTTTATTATTTGTGTAAACGAATTGTTGACCTCGAAAATGCTGGTTATTTAGTTTGCGGGGTCACAGAATTAAATCCAGATGGTTCTCATCCGAAGGTTGCGTTTCGTAATACGAAAGAATATAAGAGAGCTAAAAAGGAGTATAAATTGTGATGAATGTCAATGAAATTCGTTACTTTGAACGCAAGATGACCGACAGTGCATTTGACGATGCGGTGAAATACGATCCAGCGATTGCAGTTCGTGCAAAGCGAGCATGGGTTATGAAGATGCAGGGGCTGATTTCGTTCCGGGAGTACATTTCTTGCTTGCAAGATATCACAGGCAATGCACGACTGTTCTGGAAATACCAGTTTTGATAAAACAGTTCTTCTATGAAACTTCGAAAGCGAAATAATAACGTACTTACGTTATTAAATAAATAAAAAGGAGTAAAACAAAATGACTACTAACAATTCTATGACTGTAATAACCTCTAAGCCCTTCGGCGCACTGAATGTGGACGTGTACCAGAATGATAAGCACCAGTATTATATGACCCGTGAACAGATTGGGCGAGCACTGGAATGTAAAGAACCTCGGAAGTACATTGCGAAGATTCATGAACGTAATGCAGACCGTCTGGACTCCTTATCAACTGTCGTCAATTTGACGACAGTTGAAGGTGGAATTACGAAAGAGCGTGAAATTATTTGTTACAGTTTGCGTGGCGTGATGGAAATCTGCCGCCTTTCTCGTCAGCCGAAAGCAGATGCGTTTATGGATTTCTGCTGGGACATTATGGAATCTTTGATGCGTGGTGATTCCGTTCTTGCTACTCCTCAGATGGATGCTGCACTGAGTAAGGAGTTCATTGATGTAAGACTTCATGCTCTGTTTGATAGTATGAAGAATCTTCAGAGTGAGCTTGATTCCACCCGGAAGAATCTTAGTGACCAGATCGAGGAGGCTCGTGCCACCAGTAATGAGGCACTGAATGTGATTAGCAGCGTATCTCAGTGTGTCCATCAAATCAAGGACAAGCAGATGGATGATGCGATTCGCTCTAAAAATTACACTCCTCGCAATGTTTTCCGGGAGGAGATGAGTGACTGGCGTAAAGATATGTATGACCGAATCAAGGCTGTTGCTAAAATCAACGACATGAAGGTCGAAGAAGTCATGAGCAAAATCTATCTTTATATGAGAGACGTGTACGGTTTCGTGATTGAGGATGAGAGAAAGAAGTTCAAACAGAAGACCGGTCGTTCCGGCCACATTTCTACGATCGATGTTGTAGAGAGAAGTGACATGTACAAGTCGATTTTTGAGTCGATTGTGAAAGATCTTCATGCAGAAGCAATCGATAACAAAAAGGAAAATTTCTTTGACCAGCCAAAGGCCATTGAAGCTGCTCCTAAAGCTGACGTGAACGTGGCTCCTGTCATTGAGGTCGAGGCAAAAGAAGTAGAGCCTGAACCGGAAGATCCTGTGGCCGAAGAGAAGCCTAAGAAACAGAGTGATACAGCAAAGTATCTCATGCCGGTAATTGAACCGTTGGCACAAAAGCTTGGCGATAAAACCATTCATTATCACAAAACCTATCGTATGGTTTACAACAAGATTGGATTCACCAAGATGGAAAACATGATGAAGCAGTATAAGCGTGTTCATGGTCGGACTCCGATTCCCAAAACGAAAGTATTCCTTGAAAATGATAAGGCTATGCGGATGTTTAAGAAAGCTGTCAAAGAACTTATGAAGGAACAGGAGAATAAGTAAATGTATGTCATCTCAAATGGTCACAATTATATTATGAAACGGAAGGGAGGTCGGATCTGCGCCACCTGTGATATCAATCTTGCATTACAGTTTGAATCTAAGGGACTGGCGATTTGTGAAATTAACAAGCTTCCCGCCGGATATAAGAATGGACACTACGCGCCAAAGTCTATAGATAAGGCTACCATCGCTGGCAAGAGTCTGAATATAACGGCTCCGGCTGACAAGCAGAATACATACGCATTTCAGATTGAAGATTCCGAATGGCTTGCGAAACTTAAAAAGGATTTGGTTATTACGGATAGGACTATGTGTAATCTGAATGAAACGTATTCAAAAGTGTATGGTGACCTGACTGCCGCAGGCGACGAGATTGATGATTTGGAACACGCTATTGAGTTCAAGATTGTAAATGCAGCGCAAGGTTATCAGCTTATGGCAGAACTTAAAAGGGCTCGCCAGAAGCGTAGGGAAGCTAAGGATGCAAAGTTTTTGCTTGAAATCATTATGAATGAAAAAGATAAGGGCTGGGTAGATGGTAGGTTGGAAACTGCTATTGAACAACTTGGCAATCGTAAGTTTACTCCGAAGATTCGTAACGATTTGTTTGAAAAGAATTGAGGTACATAAATGCCTACTATTAGAGGAAATGGACACTGTAAGGTTTGTGGCTCTCCTGCCGCTGTAAATCATGAGTATTGCGATCGTTGCCGTAGAATGGTAAGAATCGAAGCACGACAGGCTTACGAAAGAAAGAGACGAGAACAGAAACGAAATGAAAAGCCGGTATTGACATTCAGTGATGTTGTAAAACTTGCAAAATGCTGAAGGATTGTCTTACGGAAAATATTGCTTAAAGTATGGAATTTGAGGTGAATATAATGAGTGCAGCTGTTGAAAGAAAAGAAGAACAGATATCTAAATTGATTTATTTTAATCCGAAGCCTTCTGTTCCGGCTAAAAAACGTGGTGCTACAAAAAGTAAGCAGAAGCGTAAGCGTAATATTTCTCCAATTAGAAGCTTGGATGATGTTCAAATGATTTCAGAATACTTCTGGGATAAAAAGCAATATCGCAATTGGTGTCTATTTAATGTCGGTATTGCAACTGGGTTGCGTGCTAGTGACTTGCTTAAATTGAAAGTTTCTGATATGTCTTACTGTCTTTATAATGGAAAAATTGAGGTGGTTGAAGACGCTGGAGTATGCATCGTTGAAGAAAAAACATCCAAGTATCGCGAAATTATTCTTACTCCAGAAGCGAGGGACATTGTTGAAACATACATCAAGATTGTGAATCTTGGATATGATGATTGGATGTTTCCGTCTCGACAAGGGAGTTGGAAAAAGTCGTTGAGGACAAATGGTGGAGATGGGAAAACTGGTATTCCTCATATTGCAGAACCTAAAAAGGCCGGTGATCCTATTGATGTTGATTCTTTTGCTCGTATTCTTCGTAATGCTGGTAAGGATTTAGGTCTTAATTATAAGATTGCTTCTCACTCTTGCCGTAAGACGTTTGGTTATCGTGAAATGTGCCTTAACAAGGATGACAATCAGGCACTGTCTTGGATTCAGAGTCAGTTAAATCATAGTAGTCAGGATATTACATTGCGGTACGTCGGTTTTGATAAGGATAAGGCAAAAGAATATTATAAGAAGACTTTTTATGGTGTGAATACACACAGCTTGGAAGACTGAGGTGTATGATGGCCGATACTTATATTAAAATCTGGGATACTTACGAGAGCTACTTTGAACCCCTTAGTGCTGCTGAGGTGGGGCGTTTGGTACTGGCGATGATGAAATATAAATCGTCTGGAATGGAGCCTGAGCTCAACGGAAATGAGCGGTATGTGTGGCCTGCTATCAAGAGAGATTTAATTAAAGATGCCGAATACATCGAAGGTAAGAGGATTTCTGGTAAAGCTGGTGGCGTATCAAGCAAGCGTAAGCAAAACGAAGCAAACGCAAGCAAAACAAAGCTAGAAAAAGAGAAAGAAAAAGATAAGATATCGTCTTCGTCTTGTGATGAGACGACAACGACGAAACCTATTGAGGATGTTTTCCGAGAGAATATCGGGAAGCTTGGTGCTACTGGTCAAAAGGCTTTAGCAGAATATGTTGAGCGCATGGGTGACGAACTTGTGCTTGCCGTGATTGGTAAGTGTTCTGATCTCGGCGGTAGCACATGGGCTTATGTGCGAAAAGCACTGGACGAAGCTGAATCTCTTGGTTGTAAGACCGTTGATGATTATCGACGGGTGTGTCCGATAGGGAGTGGCCGTAATACAAGAGTGGATAGACAAGCTCCTGGTGGAAGCGATTGGTTAAAAAGTGCAACAAAACGTCGTCCGCTGGTTAAAAGAGAGCTGGAAACAGCGTGAATGGAGGTATAAATTATGGGACTATTACTTGGTTTGGGTCTGCTTGGTGCAGCATTTGGTATTGATGCAGTGAAGCAAGCGCCGTTTGATAGAGCATATCGTCGTTTGGAAAATGAATGGGGAGTTTGCACATCGGAAGAGAGTAAGCGGTGCGATGCTCTGAAATATGCCGTACAGAATGGTTTGTGCTTCGAGGATGAAAAGAAACCTGTGATTGAGTGGCAGAAGCTAAGAGATCTTCAATGGAAGTATCAGTTGGCTGGTATTTCTTGGCCGAGAGAGTCTGCGATTCGAGATGTGTGTCGTTTGGCAGCTCGTGACCGTGGATTTGAATATAAGGGATATCTGCGTAACACATTGACTTTTGGTTACATCACAGATCCGAAAAATATTTGCAAGCTTGGCATCGTAGATTGAAAGGGATTCGAAAATGAATAACACTCGTAGAAGAGCTATTAAGCAGACCATTGACCGTTTTGATTCCATCCGTAAGAAGCTGGACGAGCTTGTGTCTGAGGTTGAAAGTGTAAAATCAGATGTTGAGGATATCCAGTGGGAAGAAGAAGAGTATCGTGATAATATGCCGGAGAACCTGCAGGGAAGTGAACGGTATGACAAAGCAGATAACGCTTGCACGAATCTGTCTGATGCTGTGGATGCTCTGGATGATATGATTGGTGCTCTGGATTTTGACTTTGGTGATGTGACTACCTCTCTGGAGGAAGCGATGGGATGATTAAAACTACAAACCCATTAAAGAGAAGTGCATGGGCTGTGTTCTTATATAGAGGCAGAGAGATTTGTTCATACCTACTGCGTAATAGCAATCTTGGTGATAAGGAACGGATGGTAGAACTGCTGGCGCGAAGGTACATGACAGAGCCTGAGAATATTGTTGTAGATATTGAATTTAGAGATTGAGGTGATAGAGAATGACAGCGTTTGTAATGTTTGCTTTTAATGTGGCACTGATAATAGCAATGGATAGGAATCCGTTTGCGTTTTGAGTGGGAGGTGTGAATATGGATAAGCTAGAAAGAGCATATAACAGAGTATATGATAAGTACATTGAAGCTGTACAGGAAAACTTTAAAGCCAAATTAGATGGAACGAAGAATGGTGACGCAATATATCTGCATGGGAAAATTCATGGATTGCAGGAAGCTATGGAAATTATTGATTGCTTGATTGATAAAACCTAAATTCTTCTTTGAAAGGATAAATGAAAATATGGGAAGTCAAAATTGGAGAGTTGACACATTGCGTGATGGTGCGGTGAAACTAGCTGGTTATCTGGATGAGCGATATATTCTTGCAAGAGGATTTAATCGTAATCCAGACGAAATGTATTACGAAGGGCTTTTAAAAGCTGTTGAAGTACTCGGTGGCGATTGGCAGCGTGACGAGAATGGTAAGCATAAAGTGTTTATCTGTGGTGTCAGAGGAGAGGCTGAAGAGTAAGAATGGTGAATAATTGTGAAGATTGATTTGACTCTTAATGAGGCACGAGTAATCCAAGACGCACTTGATGCGACAAGCCTGTGCCGGTCTGGATGTTATATGGGTTATAAGAGCGGAGACAAGGATCTGTGTTTTAGGCTTGATAAAGATGGTGATTGGTTCTGTAAGCTAATGCGTGAAATTGATTCCATCAATAGCAAGATTGAAGACGCAATGAACGGAAAGTGATGATGAAAAGTAATGACGAGAAAATCAAAGTGTTATGCAAAGGTATTAGACAGTTAACGAATGAGCTTGATGAACAATGGAAAGGGTTAGAACACTTTTCTGGAGATTTGTATGAAATAAAACGTGCTGAATACATGACGAAATTAGAGACTATCAAAACTCTTGGCGGATTTTATTTTCGTTATGATAACGGCAAGCATACAGTTTCCATTATGGGGTTTGATGGCTAATGATGTAAAGTATGCAAGAATTGATAAAATCCGGGTTCTTGTGGATACTTAACAAAAGGATGTGTAGACCGATGATATAACTATTGATGACGTAGGATTATTAGTAAAATTTTGGTAATTTTGATAATTGTGTTGAATAATATCTTTATGCGGTGTATGCTTGAGACGACCTCAATACAAGATAATCAAGCCAAAAGAAATGTGAGGGTAGTATAATGTGGACTATGATAGTTTTTGCTTATGGTGGCTAATATCGTGCTTGTGTATAGTATGATGAAAGTAGCCTCTCTTGCTGATGCTCAGAGTGAGCGGAAGGTGATTAAGCTTGACGATGCTCAAAATGAGCGGTTAACAAGGGAACATGGCCGGAAGGAGTGATATAAAATGGATAGTAAAATCATTGGATGGTTAAGCACAACCGATGGAAAATATAATGTTGACATTTGTATTTCTACGCCAGATAATAATATCACGCTGGGATATTTCAGTGATGCTCCAGATATGGAATTAAGTTCTGTGACATTAACAAAAGAAAATGCTCAATTATTGATTTCTTTTTTGAATGTTGCGATTGATACGACTGATAAAAGTTAAGTTTTAGGAGAGTTTCACATGATTGCTACAGAGTTAATTAAGATTTTGGAAAAGCTACCAAGTGATGTTTTTATCGAAACGGATAGCGGCTGGGAATGTGATGCAACAGAGGTGAATACTGCTTATTATAGCAGTCAAAAAAATGTTTTGGTTTTAACATGGAAACCGCAAGGAAACTATAAATATTACGAGGAATCTCCAAAATGGGAGTGCGTGTTCTGCGATGTAGACAGTCATTCCCCGGTAGTGCTGCATTCTGATTTTTGATAGAAGCTGAGATTTAAGGAGTAAGTAGTTATGAAAGTTGGAGATAAAGTTTACGCTGAAGATTGGTGCGAAGGCATTATCGATGAAATCGACGGAGATACTGCCATTGTTGAGTTTGATACTTCTTGCGGAGGTGGCAGACTCTCATTTTTATTGAAAGAACTTCAGTTAATCGAATCTGATAAAAACTAAGATTTAGAAGGAGATAATAATGGGCGTATTAGTAGACCGGGAAACGGCAAAGAAAGTTGAAAGAATCTTTGAACATCCAAACGAAATCTACTCTGTATATCTCAAATCGTCTGACGAAGCAGTCTGGCTCCAAGGAAAAGTTGAACTATACAAATATTTAAGAAGCTTGTAAAACTAAGTTCTACGGAGGAGATACATTATGAAAAAGTTCGTTGCTCTTTTTGAAGGTTGGAATGATAAACACGATCATGAATGTATGTGCTATGTTATTGATGTGGATGATGACTTTGAAAGCATTTTGAGTGTTGAAGAACAGGCAGAGAGGATGGCTCGAAATGAATATCCTCATCTGAAAAGTTTTGAGACGCTTTACATCAAAGAACTGCTTAACAGATAAAACTAATCTTTTATAGGAGATGACTTCGGTGATACTAACATTAGGTATCGACAATTTTGATAAAGACAAATTTGAAATTCCTCATAATTCAGAAAAATCACAGTTCTTGAATAAGCCGGCAGGAGGTTTGTGGGGTTCAACTTTTACTCCAAATTACAATTATGTAAGTGATTGGGCGATGTTTGTTTTTGAAAACGATTTTGCCACTTCTATATACCGCAATGGAATCGCATACGAGCTAAATTCTAACGCCAGAGTTTTAGACGTTGATACTCGTTATGATTTCGTCAAACTGTTGAAGAACTTTGGGTGCCTTTTGCTTCCTGGATGTGCTTTAATTTGCAGTCAAAACAAACGATTTATAGATTGGGACAAGATTGTTAAGCTTTATGACGCAGTTCATTTTAGTCGAGAAGCGATTATATCTTGTCGTTTTATAATGAATGAGGAACGATTGGATAATGGCAAAGTGTTTACTGTGTCCAATTTGTACTCGTATGATTGCGAGAGTTGGGTAGTGTGTAACCCCGATGTGATTGATATGAAATCGATTTGCAAGATCGAAATAGATAGTGAAGGACGATTGGTGAAAAGCTAAGTAAAAGGAGATGGCTACAATGAAGCGAAGAGTAAATGGAGATAAGTTCAAACGTGCAAAACAGTACATTGACAATAATCTGGGGCCAACTGAATTTTTGGCTTTGTGTTATGACTTGTATGATTTTGAGCATGGAGTAAATAATAAGCCGAGTGGTCCATTTAATAAGACTCTGGATGTTCTTGGAATGTGGGATGAAACAGACTCTGTGGCCGCAGCAATCATGGACTCTGCACACAAGATGTTTGGAAAAATGGTGTTTATGCTGCTGGAAGACAATGTGACGGAATATCTGGACTATGATGTGGATTGTTTGCACAGTGATTGATAAAACCAATATTTTAGGAGTGAGATATAGTGAAAACGTTTAGAGACTTGAAAGATGGTCAGATTATTGTTTCCGAGGACGGAGACAAGATGAAGGTTGTATTCTATGATTTCTATGGGACTGGTGAAAATGTGATGTGTTTTGAATCAGAAAGAAGCATTTACCCAGAAACTGAATTCTATGCAGATGATTGGGAAGTCGTAAAATGAAATATTTGCACTGGTTTAAAAAGCTGGAGGTGATATTATTTCCTGTAATATGTTAATAGAACGTGAACAGAGTATTGCTGTTATATGTATAATGTGCTTGCTGGCTGGAAATTTGGCATTTAAATCGATACCAAAACATCACGCAGACGACCATTCATACATGTATAATAGTAGTCAGAACGAAAGTGTTGCACAAGCAACACAAAATGATGAGCCTGTTATCATGGTTAAGACGGTCAAGGAAACAAAGGTTGTGAATTTTTCTAAAGAGAAACACGAACTGACCGACGACGAACGTGAACTTGCCGAACAAATCGTTGCTTGTGAAGCTGGTGCTGATAACATAGAAGGTCAGATGGCTGTTGCGCAATGCTTATACGATTCAGCCGTGATTGACGGGATTACGATTCAGGAAGTTTTCAAGAAGTACGGATACAGTTCCTTATATAATAGGAAGGTGACGGCAGAGAACGAGCTGGCTGTATCTATGGTGTTTGACTACGGCGCTAAAATTTCAGACAAACCAATACAATGGTTTGTGACCCCGGCGGCAGCTCCTGGCAGTTGGCACGAGCGAGGGGCAACGTTTGCTGGACAATTTGGCGCACACAGGTTCTATTATAACGCAAAGTTGGTTGTGGATGATGCTGAGTAAATGGTATCATCTAAAATTTTGATGAAACTGCACAACAAAAAGATGTGAAATATATTGACTAAAACAAAAGGCTGTGTATAATATATCTTGAAAGTTGTTTGCGTAAGTGGAAGGCGGTATTGTGATGAGTGAGAGAAAGGTTCTGAAGATTATACGGGTTGATGATTTTTTAAAGTACATAAGAAAAAAGCGAGTGTGGATTTGCTTTGTTTGCAATGGTGTGGATGTCCACATGGTCTGTAACAAAATGGCCGACATTAGCGCAGAGACGCATGGTGTTGTCAAAGGTGTTGGCTTTTTCGGGAACGAGAATCATGTTGAGCTGCAGCAAGAATGTCATGAAGTAAGAATGGTGGAGCTTAGACCTACCAGCAAAGAGAAAGCCTATGAGATGATTTTCGATGATGCCAGTGTTTTTGTGTCAGAGAATCCTGAGTTGTACGGGCACTAAAAATATTTTTAAAAACCTCTTGACTTCTGCGTAAGTATCCTGTATAATGTAGCTATGGAACGGAGCTACACCATCATAGAGGAGAAAGACTATGGATAACAATATTGACCCGAAGGTCGGAGAGGTTTGGTTGGTTGATCTATCCAATGCGACGGGTCATCAGCAGCGCGGTATTCGACCGTTTGTTGTGACAAGCAACAACAAGCGCAACTTCTTCAGTCCCACAATCAAAGGGAATCCGTTGTCTTCCAGAATATACAAGCGTTCTCCGGTTCATGTCCTGCTCTCAAAGGAAGATTGCGATTTTCTAGAAGTTGATAGTATCGTTCTCTGCGAAGAGACTGATACGCTTAACAAAGGGCAGTTCATCAAAAAGCTTGGTGTCTTGTCTGAGCGTCATATGAATATGATCGCAATGGCCAGATGCAAGGATGAACCGTTTTTGCTCGCAGCATTCTTGAGCGGCGTACAACATACTATGGAATTTCAGAATTTTGCCGCATTTGCTTGATTTTTTATAAGGGTTAATGGTACACTACATATAATAAGAAGGAGTGTGCCATTATGCTTACTGAAGAAAAGATCAACGCTTTTGCTGAAAAGTATTCTGATAGAAGCGGCGAGTTTGTTATATCGACACTTAACCATGTTATGGACTACGAAGCGGAGTGCGGGTATGAGCTATTCGACTTCACAAAAGATGACTTTGTAAAGATGTTTGCCAAATACAATTGGGTAAACTCAAGTCGTTCGTTTAAAAATGTGAAGTCGATAATCACTGGCTACATCAAGAGCGAAAATCGTACAAGCGTGTATGATTTGGCTGAATTTTCAGAGAGTGATGTGAGCTCAGACAATATGTACGAGGACAAGTATTTTGCATCGGTTGATGAGTTTGTTGACTTCTTAAACAAGTATGAAGAAGCGTATCAGGTTCGTATGAATGTGATTGCTGTTTTGTACTGGATTGGGCTCACCTCTGAGGAAGTTTCTAATCTAACAATTAACGATGTGGATTTTAAATCTCGTACTGTTCTTGATAAGACTGATGTTGATGGAAGGCTGATGGATATCATTAAACAGTGTTATGAGATGAAACAATATGATGCGCCCAATATGGGAGGATACAGAACATTTTATGTCATAAACGGTGATTACATCCTTCGCAAAACAGAGGATAGGACTGGGGCAGACAGTGATCCGAAGATGTCCACAAATACAATTCATAGTTATCTTATGCGTCTGAACGATATCCTAGAAAGAAAGTGCTACAAAAAGACTTTGGATCGAAGACATCTGGTCAGAAATGGTGAGTATATAAGGGTATTTAACTATTGCAAGAATCATCCCGAATTTAATTTCACAAAACTTGGTTTTAACAGAGGTGGTGATTCTCTTGCGGATGTTATTGGGCGAGAGTGTAGTAAGGTTGCTTATGTTAGTTTCCGGCAAGGATACAAGGGTTGGGTCGAATACTTCCACAAAAACTAAAATCAAGGGGCCGTAGCCCCTTGATTTTAACATCGTAGCTATATGACACAGGACACGAAACTAAAATAGACATTTTATGAAGAATTGGAAATGAATAAATAACGATAATACGTTAACCAAAAGGAGAGAAAACGATGAGAACTTTGCTTCTTTTCCGTGGAGCACCAGGATGCGGGAAGTCCACCTATATTAAAGAGCATGATCTGGAAAAGTATACGCTTAGTGCCGATACGATTCGCCTTATGTGTCAGGGTGGTCAGGAAACCCCGGCTGGCACAATGGAAATCTCTCCCCAGAACGATGATGTTGTCTGGGATATGCTCTTTAAACTGTTGGAGGTTCGGATGTCTCACGGTGAATTTACCGTGATTGATGCAACGAACTCTAAAACTGTCGAAATCAATCGCTATAAGAATCTTGCCAAGCAGTACAGGTACAGAATGTACATCATCGACATGACTGATTTGCCCATTAGTGAGTGTAAACGGCGTAATTCGCTTCGCACTCTTCTGAAGAGAGTCCCGGATGCTGCCATTGATAAGATGTATGCACGATTCGCAACGCAGAAGATTCCGTCTGGTGTGACTGTACTCTCGTCAGATGTAAATATCCTTGAGAAATTGAACTATGTTCCGCAGGACTTTAACAACTGGAGCAAAATTCATATCATCGGTGATGTGCATGGGTGTTACAGTTGCTTGAAAGAGTATCTTGGCGACCTGAAGGATGATGAACTGTACATTTTTGTTGGCGATTATCTGGATCGTGGAATTGAAAATGTAGAGATGTTCAAGTTCCTTTGTGATGTTGTAGACAATAATCGGAAGAATGTGATCCTTTTGGAAGGAAATCACGAGCGTTGGCTGAACAAGTGGGGGCATGATGAACCGGTTCAGAGTGAAGAATTTGCAAACTACACTCGTCCGCAGCTCTTTAAAGCCGGTATTGACAAGAACACTGCTCGTAAGATCTATTCCAGAGTCGGCCAATGTGCCTACTTTGAGTATGATGGGAAACGGTATTTTGTGAGCCACGGTGGTTTGAGTTATCTGCCTTATTTTCTTCCTTTTGTATCTGCTGATCAGATGATTAAAGGCGTAGGTCGCTATCCTGATATGCTAACCGTGGCTGAGTCTTGGGAAAAATCGATGCCGGATAGCTACATTCAGATCTTCGGTCATCGAAATGTGCAGGATGTTCCCATTGATATGGGGCATCGGTGCTACAACCTCGAAGGAAAAATCGAGTTTGGTGGATATCTCCGTTGCGTGGAACTTGAACACGGTCAGTCAATCAAATGTGTAGAAACCAAGAACGATGTGTTCCGAAAAGAGGAGCCAAAGACTGAAACTGCCGTTGAAATGAAAACTGAGTTCGATAACGCAGAACTTGTTAGTAAGATGCGCAAAAGCAAATATGTGTTTGAGAAGCGATTCGGAGATATTTCTTCTTTCAACTTCTCTCGTGAAGCATTTTACAAGAAGCACTGGGATGAGGTTTCTACCAAAGCAAGGGGATTGTTCATTAACACAAAGACGAATAAGATTGTAGCTCGAAGCTATGATAAGTTCTTTGCGGTTGATGAGCGGAATGAAACGAGAATTGGAAACCTACAGAACACTTTGAAGTTCCCGGTGACTGCATATCTAAAAGAGAATGGATTTCTCGGTATCATTTCGTATGATGCAGAACAGGATGGTCTGTTCATTGCAAGTAAATCTACTCCTGAAGGGCCTTTTGCAGATATGTTCCGAAAGATTTTCATGGATACGACTTCTGATGAAGACCGTAAGAATCTAAAGGAAGTTGCAAAAGAGAATGGTTCCATCATTTTTGAGGTAATTGATCCTGTAAATGATGCTCATATCATCGAATACAAGAAACCGCACATTGTTTTGCTGGATATTGTTGCGAATGATATGAACTTCAGTGTGATGGATTACGATGATCTGAAGCGTGTTGCTGAAAAGTGTCATTTGCAGATTAAGGAGAGGGTTAAGATCTTTGAGAGCTGGAGTGAATTCTATCCTTGGTATGAGGAAGTCATGAACGAGAACTATCTGCATCATGGCTTTGAACACGTTGAAGGCTTTGTTTTGCGAGACAGCAACAATTTCATGTTTAAGATGAAGCTTCCTTATTATAAGCACTGGAAGTTCTTGCGTGGTGTCATGCAGAGCGTTCAGAAACGTGGCTATTATGAAAATACCGCAAAGTTGTTTACTGCTGAGGATAACCTGTTTTATGGTTGGATGCGTGAACAACGAGAGAAAGACCAGGAATCTTTCTGCAAAAAGGGTATTATTCAGTTACGGAATGAATTCTATGAGAATCGGCACGAATAACTAAGATATTTTCTTCCTCCGAAAATGCCCTGCGCGGGGCTGACAGCCGGGAAAGACCGGCGATATGGCCCTATGGCGGAATTAGGCATACGCAACAAGCTCAAACCTTGTAAAATTCTCAGTTCAAATCTGAGTAGGGCTACCAACCCATTTGCAGATGGGTAAGTGCTAGAATATTGGCAAATCGGAAAGACGGTTGACTGCTGGACAGACAGCTTTGATATGCTACCGTGGTGGAATGGCAGACACCGGAGACTTAAAATCTCCTGTCGGCAACGACGTGCCCGTTCAAGTCGGGTCGGTAGCACTAATATCCGGGTGTAGCTCAGTTGGAAGAGCGCGTGCTTTGGGAGCATGAGGCCGCAGGATCATGACCTGTCACTCGGACCAGCCCGAAAGGGCATGTAGAATTTTTCATTCACATTATTCCCAGCTCTCTGGAAACAGAGCAGTGTGGCATAGCAAGCTGGGTAGATTACGAGGATTAGCCAAGCGGATAAGGCAGTGGAATTTGACTCCACGACCGCAGGTTCGATTCCTGCACCCTCGATTTATATGCGGGTATGGTGTAACTGGCAGCCACGCGGATTTTAGGTGTCCGTGCCGAAAGGCGTGAGGGATCGTGCCCCTCTACCCGTACCACGGTCATAGAATGGTTGCGTACCGTTTGTTGATCTCCTTTGGCCACTATTATTCCCAGCTCGCTCGTAAGAGTGCAGTAGTGCTTTGTAAGCTGGGTGATTGTGCAGTTATTGTGTAGTTGGTAAGCACGCTTGCTGATGAAGTAAGAGGATGAGTTCAAAACTCATTGACTGCAAAATATGAAATCAGTTGTTCTAGCTCGTTCGTGGATTGGCCGTACATTGGCGACCGGAAAGACGTCATACCGGTAAAGGACGTCAAGCCAGACAAGAAGAGAAATAAGGTGTAAGCCGACTAGCTATCGGATAAATACTCTTCGGTTCGCCAGAAAACTAGAATGTAAAACGAATGGTTGGCTGTTTCTGATTTCATTTATATGCGACTGTAGTTCAATTGGCAGAGCGTCAGATTTCCAATCTGAATGTTGCGGGATCGTGCCCCGTCAGTCGCTCCACACGCAGCCCCTTACGCTGCACCGGTTGCTCAGAGCCGAAAGAAACCTATATGTTACGACATGGTTTCCAAGAGTGATCATATTGGAACGCGACGTAGCTTGGATAGTGAGAATTAAATTCTGAGGTATACTGCTGGATAGCTTAATGGTAAAAGCGCTCGGAAACGCCGAGAGATAAGGTTCGATTCCTTCACTGGCATCACGTCGATGAAAGTCGGCGTTTGCATGGGATAGTAGCTCAGTTGGTCAGAGCTGGCGGCTCATAACCGCTTGGTCGCGAGTTCAAATCTTGCCTGTCCCACCAGCCCGATAGGGCATACATAAAATCTGCTAGAACTTTTGTTTTATAGGCGAATGAATAATATGACGTTAATACGTCTATTATTTTTCGCTCATTTTTAAAGTTTTAGCTATATAATACAGGATACGAAAAGGAGGGATGAACTCTGAAGCACTACGGAGATATTACGCAACTCCATGGCAATAAAATCGAGCCAGTTTCATGTATTACAGGAGGCTCTCCTTGCCAAGATTTGAGTCAGGCCGGAAAACGTGAAGGTTTGGCTGGTGAACGCTCTGGATTGTTCCTTGAAATGATTCGTGTGATTACAGAAATGAGGGAGGCCACCAATGGAGAATATCCAAAGTTTGCAATCTGGGAAAATGTCAGAGGAGCTTTTAGCTCAAGCAAAGGTGAAGACTTCAGATGTGTGTTGGAAAGATTTGCACGCATTGTCGAGCCAGACGTTTCAATTCCTCGACCTTCAGGAAAGAACGGAAAGTGGGCAAAATCTGGAGCGATTTCCGGTAATGGATGGTCTCTTGCATGGAGATTGTTCGACGCTAAATACTGGGGAGTCGCCCAGCGCCGCCAGAGAATCGCGCTTGTCATGGATTTTGGAGGACAACGTGCCTCAGAAATTCTATTTGAGCGCACGAGCATGTCAGGGGATTCTTGTGAGAGCATCCCGGCGTGGAAAACCTTTGCCCGAACTTCTGAAGCAAGCGTTGCTGGATATGATCGAATGGTGGAATCCAGGAACTCTGTCACAGGTGGTGCAGAAAGTGAAGGAACAAGAAGGTCTGGAAGAGAAGGAATTGGACGAGTATTGGAGTCAAACCATCGAGAGACTTCGACTCGATGCACAGAACCTGCAGCCTACACTCTAAAAATCCGTTCTGGATGTGAAGGTGGCGGTAAAGGCGCTCTGGTTCAAACTGAATTGAGCGCAACGATTTCTACGTTGCAAGACCAGACGCTAATTTGCTTGGTAGAAAATCCCTCCTTACATAATTTAAAACAAAAGATTTCGCCGGTAGTATTTGAGAGTCACAGCCAGGACGCTCGATACACTCAACAGGGCGACACAAGTCCGACTTGTACTGCTCAGTGGGGAACGGGCGGTAATAATATGCCGCTGGTCGTTGAAAAGAAAGCCTTTGCAATGCAGCGCATTGGTGAGTACAAGGAAAGCGAACACGCCAGCACGATGAAATCTCGTGACTACAAAGATGCAACTGACCTGATTACAGAGAAAGAAACGAAGAATCTACGATGGATTGTTCGCCGTTTGACTCCTTTGGAGGATGAACGGCTTCAGGGCTTCCCTGATGGATGGACCGATATCGGGGACTGGATTGATGAGAATGGGAAGAAGCACAAAACTTCTGACGCAGCTCGTTATAAGGCACTCGGTAATTCAATCGCTTTGCCTCAGTGGTATTGGATTTTTCAGAAAATGAAGCCGTATATCGGTGAAAATCCTACGCTTGGCAGTCTTTTCGATGGAATTGGTGGCTTTCCGCTTGTCTTTGAAAGTACGTATGGTGATGGTACTGCTATCTGGGGATCTGAAATCGATAGCTTTTGCGTTGCAGTAACTAAGAAGCATTTTCCAGAAAAGCAAAGAGGATAAAAATGGGAGCTTTTATTGCAAGACAGCCTAACGGTTTGCTGTGTCGGTTTTCTTCGGTAGTCGATTGTGTCACCGATTACAACATGACCGAAGAAGAATATATCGAGATGTGTGCTGAAAAGGCACGAAAGGAAGCACGAGATGTTCTTGACCATTATATTAAGCCGTTTGAAATGGTTGACAGGTGTTTCTTCCCGAACAACATGACAATCGAAGAACACAAGCGGATTATGAAGGAAATGGAAAAGCCCGTTGACAAAGCAACTCATATTCCGTAATAAGAAAATCTCATAAAAGGCTAATTCAACCAAGAGGTGACATGATGAATAGTAAAATTCCTATCAATGTAACTATCGACAACGGTTCCTTGAGCCTTCCGGCAAGTCCTATCTTTCAGAAGGAGAAGAACACGTATCTCTGTCCGTTTTGTGTGACGAAACTGGAAAAGTTCGAGTGTGAATGTTCTGATTGTCATCACAAGATGGATTGGGGCGTATGGACAGATAAGAATGCAAAGCATAACTATGCGTTTGCTGAAAGTGGTGTATTATGAAAGATTGGCTGCACGCTACAAAACGTGAAATTGAAAAGATGACTTTCGATGAAGCGAAAGAAATCATGGAAAAACAGATTCGTCTTGGTCATACAGATGGTGAATTTCGCCCTCGTGAACATACCACTCATGCTTACGAGATGATATTAGGTTATGCAGACAAGTACATAAGGTTTGTCAAACTTCTGGTAAACCAAGCAGAAAATAAACCAGAAATGCCGATTCTTTTTTATCCGACAAATCATTGTAAGCTTTATCAATGTCCAACGTGTGGCAATCCGGTAAATTGGAAGGAGAAAGTTTGCAAACTGTGTGGACAAAATCTTGACTGGGCTGCATATGAAAACAGGACCTATCTTATTACTATCGAAGGAGGCGATGAGTAATGAACGTGGAATTCTTCCAACGGCGCAAAACTCAGCTTGAAGATACGCTTCTTTTGAAAAATCAGGCGGTCGATATGCTTGATTATCTAAAGACGCATTGTATCAATAGCGACCAGTATTGTGCCATTCGAGACTACATTGAAGAAGCTGCTAAGATTCTGGAGAGTGACCTCGAATACGCAAACAATAAGCTACAATCCGCATTCAAACCTAAGTATGGCCGGAACAACAGATTGACTCGTGTTCAATCTAAGATGTTCCGTGATAGAGAATATTAAAAATGGGGTGATGCCGTATGAACACATGTAAGAAAATATGTAACTGGTGTGGTCGTGAAATCAAGCCGATAGGTAGCGAGCAGGGAATCAGTTTTGAGCATCAATACTCTTATGGTAGCCAACTTGATGGTTCATTTTTGAGTTTTGATTTGTGTCCTGAGTGTTCAGAACGGTTTCCAATAGTGCTCGGCGCAATGTTTGTACATAATCCCTTAAAGGACGATTTCTAACGGCGAGTGCCGTATGAAATATAAGCCATCAATAAGATAGACGGAGGATAATATATAAAATGAATAGTGCATGAATTGATTTAAGGTAGTGAAAAGAAACATAAGTGATTATTTATGAAACAAAATTACATAAAGGAGACTTGATATGGCAGATAGAATTTTTAATCTTCCTCAGACTCGTGGCTCTTTTGAGATGGCTGGTAAGGTCACCGGCACTCAGCGTAGCAACTTCTATAATGAGAAGGAGACCAAGAGTGGTGCTATGCGTCGCGTCCTGAGCTTTGGCGTTCAGACTTCTAATGAAAACACTTTCTATATTGATCTGGCTGGTATGCCTCGTGACAAGGTTTACTTCTTCCGCCGTGCCGATAAGGACAAGGGCATCGAGAAGGATAAGAAGGAAGTCGCTTGGAAGGATCGTCTGACTTATGTTGCACCGGAAGGCTATGATATGATTGGCGTTAAGGTCGGTGTTACCAAGAAGACGAATGAGTCCGGTAAGCTTGTCAACGACAACAAGACTCTGACCGACTTCGATGCAGCTAAGGAGATTTCTGAGAACCTGCATGACGGCGATAACGTGTATGTCCGTGGTAACATCGAGTACAGCACTTACAATGGTAAGCACCAGATTCGTTTTGTTCCTACTCAGGTGTCTCTGAGTTCTAAGGAAATCGACTTCGATGCAGAGGGTTTCGAGGAACTGGCTCTGTTTACTCAGACCATTGTTTACACTGGTTGCCGCAAGAGTGATGAGGGCGATGAGGTAGTTGTCGATGCAAAGATCGTGAACTACAACACCATCGAAGATGCCGAGTTCTTCATTGATTACAAGGCAAACACTCAGAATAAGGTTTTGGCCGATTCTATTCGTAAGCGTCTGAAGCCCTACACCAGTTTTGAGTGCTTTGGTCCCATCGTTAATCAGCAGAAGGTTGAGGAAGTTGAAACCGAGAATATCTGGGGTGGTCCTAATAAGATGAAGCGCCAGAGCACTCCGGCGGTTCGCAAGCTGTATATCGAGGGTGTTAATCCTGATTCCTTTGATCCGAATCCCGGCGACAAGGATGCGAAGCCTACTTACACTGAGGACAATATTTCCGAGGCACGGGCAAAGATTGCCGCCAATACTCAGGCTAAGAAGGACTTCGACGGCAAGGCTGCTGAGAACGACACTTCTTGGTGGGGTGGTTCTAATAAGTCCACTGCAACTCCTGCAGATGAGGAAGAGGTCGATTGGGGCTAAAATTTTTTAGTATTAGCTATGTAATACAGGATACATAAGGAGCTTAGTTATGCAGAATACTCTTGAGTATACCGCCTATAATGGCATGAAATTTTACATTGTCTACATCGAAGCACTTGAAAAGGAACCTGAAGAAGACTCTCCGATGATGTCTATTGTGTTTACTACGCATCCTGAGATTATTGCAGAAGCTAAAGCTGACGCAGAATGCAATGGTGGTGCTGTTCCGGTAGGGTGCAAAGACCTTCTGGTTGATAGTGTGGATAACATCACCCGTCAGTTAGATTATGTTGCTCATGCAGTTGAAACGGGTGATTCGTGGTATGAGTGTTTGAAAGTTTAATAAAAGAAAAGTTTAGAGAGGAATTTACATATATGGCTATGATTCGTAAGGCATCCGCCGTTCGTAAAAAGCTTCACGTGCTGATTTATGGTGAGCAGGGAACTGGCAAGTCTCGTACTGCAATGCAGTTGTGCTATCTGAAGAACGCAGATGGCAAGCCGTTCCGTGTTCTGTATCTGGATACTGAAAATGGTTCTATCGATAACTACACTGAGGAGCTGGAAGCCAATGGCGTAAATCCTGATAATCTGCTGATTGTTTATACCCAGTCTCTGGCAGAAGTTCAGGATTATATCAAGATGGTTACCAACGATGAGGATATTGAGGATGAGAATGGAGATGTTTATCTGGATGCAGATGGCAAGCCGTTCCGTGCAGACGCTCTGGTTGTTGACTCCGCTTCCATCCTCAAGATGACTGCTACCCAGGGCCTCACCGCCTTTTCGCAGAAGCGTGCCAAGGTTAAGGCTGCATCTCAGGGTCTGACCGGTGATGAAAAGGCAGTTAAGATTGAGGGTGCTGGCATGGAGCTCAAGGATTTCAATACCCTGAACTTCAAGGGTCAGTCTCTGATTTTGGATCTGAATGCATCTGGTGTGAACTACATCGTTGTTTGCCGAGAGAAGGACGAGAAGCATACTAAGGTTGTGAATGGTTCTATCGTAAGTGAGCCTACTGGTCGTAAGATTCCTGATGGGTTTGCTGGTCAGGAGTACAACGTTGATACTGAGTTCCGCCTGTATTTTCAGGATGGTCAACAGCTCGCTTTCTTCGATAAGGATCGTACCGGTATGCATAAGGGCGGTGAGGTCGTTGAGGATCTGACCCTGCTTGAGTATCAGGATATTATCTCTAGTAGCGCAAAGAATCGGGAGAACGTCATCAAAAACGGCTTAAACGATGCTGTTAAGACTGAGGTTAAGCTGAGTATGCGTGACCTTGGTATCGAAAACGATGAGCCGGATGATGTTCCGGCAGATAAGAGTTCCGATAGTAAAGAGCCTTCTATGGATGACATCAAGGCAAAGCTGAATGACCTGATTGCTTCCGCTTCTCCTATGAAGAAGAGTGCCGCACAGAAGGCTGTTAAGGCGGCTGGCCTGTCTACCGCATTCCGTTCTATGACTGATATTGAGGAACTGAAGAAGGTTGCCGCAGTCATGGAGAAGGAACTGGTTTAATGGAACTAACCCGTAAATGCAAGATTTGCGGGAAGAATATTTTCATCGAGCGAGACCGTAGCACGTTTTTCTATGACAAGACTGGTTTTTATCATAAGGATTGTTTTGTAGAAAAAAAGAAAAATCAAAAACGCCCTTGGACAGATGATCTACTAAGGGCATTTTTTGACAAAGTGAATGACACTACGGATAAAAAGGTCGATGATCTTCTTTCCAAAAAGAGAGAGCAGGACCACAATCGTGAGCTTGCACATATCAAACAGGAAGAGAAAAAGATTCTTTTCGACCATATTCGAGATATATACGCCCCGGCGGTTGTTCCTGGCAACTTCTACTCGAAACTTACACAGTTGATTTCCGGTAATTATTACAAATATAGAGGTTCTATTCCTCCGCTAGAACTTTACGATATGTGGGTTCTAGCGAAACCCCGACTAGATAAAATAATTGCCGAGAAAGAAGCAAAGGGCTGTGATATGAGTCAGCGATGGAATTACGACTTGGCTGTTTTATTGGCTCAATACCCTAGTTATCTCGAACGAAAAGAAAGACTTGCTTCGATTCGCAGTGAAAGCGAAGACAAAACGAAGGAAAATCTGACTGAAACGGTACTGAAACGGATGAAAACAGCACCGAAACAGAGTAAAAACGAGAATGAAATTGATATAAATGCAATTCTCGATGAGATATAAAAGAGGGAGGTGGATGAGTGGAACTCATTTCAAATATCCCGAACGAAATTCTATTTGTTGGCGCAATTTACAAGCATCCTGACTATTTGGTCGAGTATGGGCATTATGTCAAGAGCAAGTACGATTTTGCCGATGAAGCAACAAAATTTTTCTACGATGCAGCGTTGATTATTTACGAAACTCGGACTCAAGAATTTAATAAAACGTCTGTTTTAACGTTTATGGCTGAAGATGAATCCAGACTGTCCCAATACAAGCGGCTAAAGGGCTGGTCAACCATTGAATACTATATGAGTCTTGCAAATGACGAGGATATCAAGGGATATTTCAATATCCTAAAGAAATACTCGTTACTTCGTGAGTATCAGAGAAACGGATTCAACATTGAAGGAATCTTGAAGCATCGACAGTTTGAAATGTTTGGTGCTCAGGACATTTACAAACTGATTCGTGGTAAGGCTGACAAGATCAATACCGTCATTATCACAAACGATGATGCTGAGATTTTGAATAACGGTCTACTGCCGATGGTCAATGAACGTCTGAGCGTTCCTGATATGGGCTTGCCGTTCCAGTATCCTATCATGAATGATTTGTTCCGAGGATTGAAACTAGGCACTGTGATGTTCAATGGTATGCCATCTAACGCTGGCAAGACTAGATACATGATGGCGATTGTTGCCTACGTCACATTAGTTCAAAAGCAGAAAGCTCTTCTGCTGCTGAATGAGATGGATCTTGAGTCAGTCCGGTATTGCTTACTGGTCACTGCCATCAATAATCCTGAGTTTCAAGAGTTGCATGGTCATCGCTTCCACAAAGATGAACGAGAAATCACCCTTGGAATGTACCGGGACGCAAATGGAGACTTCATCTTCCGAAAGCAAAACGAAGATGGAGAGTACATAGAAAGCATTGATGAGTTCACTGCTCGTGTCTACGAGGAGAGCGAAGAGTATCGCAATGTGCTTGATGTTTGCCAGTGGATCGAGAATGAATCACAGGGGCTGATTATCGCAAAGGATGTCTCCGCTGATTACAGTGATAAGTCCCTGCGATTTGAAATCCAGAAGGCAGCTCTTACTCAGGGAGTTAAGTATGTGTTCTACGATACTCTAAAGAACGACATTGCATCTATTGGTGAATGGGCAGCGTTTAAAGTCACAGCCACAGAGCTTGAAGAGATTGCGAAAAACCTGAAGATCTTTATCTATGGTAGTATCCAGTTGGCCGAAAACGCTCATGAGTATCTTCCTGATGAGCTGAATTCAAACAACATTGCTGAGTCAAAAATGATTAAGCACGTTGCTTGGACAATGGTTCTATTCAAGGAGATCCCAAAAGATAAGTTTGCGAAGTATCAATATATTTCTCATGACCCTGAATGGGGCGGTGACTGTGCCCATCGGTTGAATCCAGATAAACGGTATTACGTCGGAAACATCGATAAGAACCGTTTTGGCGAGAAGAAGAAAATCATGTTTGAAGTGAATTTGAACCAGAATGTCTGGAAAGAGGTCGGTGTCTGCACCAGAAAGTAAGGAACTACAATGGTAAATATCGCAGATCTGAAAAATTACATTCTTGAAGAACAGCAGATTGAGCCGATCCTAGAGGAGCTTGGTTGTCATCATATTAGTCACAAAGCTGGATATTACCAGTGTGCGAATCCAGATGGCGACAATAGAACGGCACTCTGTATTTACGAGAATGAAAATCTTACTGCGGTAGATTACACACGAGACATTGCCAATGGAAAGACCAGCTATGATTTGATTTCTGTCGTCCAGTTTTTTCTGGAACTGTCTTTCCCAAAAGCCATCAAGCAAATCTGCGAATGGGTTGGGCTTGATTACTATCATAACTTTGAGGAAGACCTTCCTAAAAGTATGTTGATCTTAAAAGAGCTTATCGCCATGCAAAATGAAGGTGAAGAACACGAGGATGACCGTCCGATAGTCCCCATCTCTGAAGCTATCCTCGGCTATTATAAACCTCATGTAAACCAGATTTTTGCTGACGATGGGATATCTTACGAGACGCAGCAAGAGTTCGAGATTGGCTTTGATGAGCTGACAAATAGAATCACGATTCCAATCAGAGATGAAATTGGTACTCTGGTTGGTGTAAAAGGAAGATACTTTGGTAAACCCCCAGAAGGTGAATTGAAGTATCTGTATCTTGAGCCGTGTGCCAGAAACCGTATTCTGTATGGCCTGTACAAAACAGAGCCCTATATCAAGAATAAAGGTCTGGTATATGTCGGTGAGGCTGAAAAGTCTGTCATGCAGATGTGGAATATGGATGTCTACAACTGTGTGGCGACTGGCGGTAAGAAGGTTTCACAGAATCAAATTGAAATTTTAACACGTCTTTGTGTTGATATTTGTTTCGTCTTTGATAAAGACGTTCAGCTTAGTGAGCTTATGGTTCTCGCCAATCGATTTGTCGATGGCGTAAGTGTGTATGCTGTAGTAGATGATAAAGGGATTCTGGATGAAAAGGAAGCCCCGACTGATAATCCTGAAAAATTTAAGGCATTGATTGAGAACTGTGTTAGGAGAATTAAATGAATGTAAAACTCTGGAAGGGGAGTAGGAACGACCTATCAGACCCGATTGAAACGATTATGGAGAATAGAGGGGTTGAGGATTATAAGACCTACATGAATCTGGATGATTCTTGCTTAAATTCTCCGTGGGAACTGGACAACATGGAAGATGCTGTCAGGCTATTGAACAAACACATCTGGAATAAGTCTATTATCTCTATCCTTGTAGACTGTGATGTGGATGGTTTCACAAGTGCCTCAATGATGTTTCAGTATTTGAAGACGATTGGTTATTTTGGAAAAATCAATGTTCTGCATCATAGTGGCAAGGAGCATGGACTCTCTAAAGAAATTGAGGTTCCACCTGAAACCACTCTGCTGATTATTCCTGACGCTGGCAGTAACGATGTTGAGCAATGCAAGGAACTTCGTGATAAGGGCATCGATATTCTGATTCTTGACCATCATATCTGTGATAGAGAGAATCCTTACGCAGTAATCGTCAACAACCAGAATGGTACATATCCTAATAAGGAATTGTCTGGCGCTGGCGTGGTGTATAAGTTCCTTCAGGCTGTTGATGAATATAATTGGACTGATGTTGCAGACCGATATCTTGATCTTGTGGCTGTCGGAAATATTGGCGATGTCATGGATATGCACTCGCATGAAACCAAGCGGCTTTGCACAAAGGGTCTAGCACGCATTGTGAATCCGATGATTTGTGCCATAGTTGAAGCAAATAGCTTCAATATTAAGGGTGATCCTACTATCAATGATATTCAGTTCTACATTGTTCCGATGATGAACGCACTGATTCGTGTTGGTTCGTCTGAACAAAAGAAGCGGATGTTCCGTGCAATGGTCGGTGAAGAACAGACTTTCCAGTACACTCCGACTCGTGGAAAGAATGCTGGTGTCACGATTGATGAAACTCTTGCGCAGCATGTGGCTCGTGAGTGTTCCTCTTGTAAGTATCAGCAGAATAAAATGAGGGACAAAGCAATCCCGGAACTTCAAGAGGCCATCAAGAGAAACGGAGCAGACAAGAGCAAGGTCCTTTTTTGTGACTCTACAGGAGTATTGGATAGCCGATTGACTGGCGTGGTGGCTATTAAGTTGGCAGAAATGTATAGTCGCCCGTGTGTGTTACTTCGAGATTTTGCTGATGAGCCTGATGTTTATGGCGGTTCAATGCGAAATCCAGATGGATCTCCGATTGAGGATTTCAAAAAATTTCTAACAAATACCGGAGATTTTGAATCCGTTTCTGGGCATGAAAATGCAGCTGGCGTAAGAATCAAAAAAGAAAATATCTTTAAAGCTATTACAGATTGTGATGAATTGCTAAAGGATACTGTGATGGATAATGCCACGGTATGTGATTTTGTATTTGATTACGACCAGCTTGGTATTGTACTTATTAAGAAAATGCATGAAATGCAGAAGGTTTGGGCACCAGGTATTCCTGAACCACTGTTTCTTATTCAGAAGATTCCGCTTACTCATGATAATTGTAAGCCGATGGGAAAGAACGGAAATATGTGGCGTTTCAGCGACGAAGAAAAAGGCATTGATTTTGTGTGCTTTACAGATAATGACCGGATGATTGGCTGGATTAACAATGACTTCTATGGTGGTCAAGAAGAAAAATACATCAATGCTGTATGCCGGTTGTCTTTGAATCAGTGTGGAAACAAGGTGACTCCGCAGGCACAGATTGTTGATTTTGAGGTGATTTGATGAGAGAAGCAATCTGCGTACATTTATACGGAGACGGTTCAAGAAATAATAGACTTAGAGCAGAGTACATCTATTGCGACAGGGCAAATGAATGCTCTGCATATAAGCAGGGAAGATGTCTTTGTGTTACATATCCATTTTCCAGTCGTTGCCCAGTTGGGAATGTTGAAAGTGTTGATGGTGGAACGAAACGCTCAAAGATGTTTACAAGGGTAAAAGACTGTGCAAAGTCAGCCCCTTATTACGGAGCGCTTCGGTACTCAAGTAATTTGAAAATTGTTCGCATCGGAGACGATGCGGTTCTATCATTAAGCTATGTGAGCTTAAAAATCGAAAATGGCGATTTGAAAGTTAATGGGCCTTGGGAAAGTGGCAGCAAAATACTTTTTATCCCGAAGGAAATTCTTACGGCTGATAATATTTTGAAAGTTTGCGAGTGTAAGCCGATGGCTCTTATGGGTGGAGAAATTGAGTCGTACCAAAAGGACGAAGTTCCAATGTTTTTGAGACAACTTCGGAAATTATTCCCAGAAATCTATACAGAGCTTATAGTAAAGTCTCCGGTTCAAGAGAACAAAATGCCATATTTTGTTGGAAAGCGAGCAAAATTGCTTACGCTTAAACCGAATTGCAAATATAAAATGAGATATGGTAGTTTCTTCTTTGATGGAAAGTACGCATATTTCGATAATTACGATACTGCTTTTAAGCCGTTCTTGAAATGTGGGAACATGAGCGCGAAGGTAGAGATCACAAACGATACAGTGGTTACGGTATCCGACAATGAACAGGTATTGGAAATGACAGAGTTTGTATGAGGTGATTTGATATGGGAAATTGGAAACGTGCTATTGCCATCGACTTTGATGGTACGCTCTGCGAGAATGAATATCCTGATATTGGTGAGCCGAATTGGAATGTCATCTATCAGGCAATTCAGGAACAGAAGCATGGTGCTGGGTTGATTCTTTGGACTTGCCGGGAAGGAAAGCTCTTATATGACGCAATGGAAGCTTGCTTCGATTGGGGTCTTCAGTTCGATGTCATCAATGATAGCCTGCCAGAGTGGAAGGAACATTTTGGCACTTCTCCTCGCAAAATTGGTGCCGATGAGTATTGGGATGATAAGGCTAAGGTTGTGAAGAATGGAGAGTTGATTGATAATGACTAATGTTGGACAACTTGAAACAGCGATCCGTGATTTTATTGAAGAATGTAAAAAACAAAGTGATTCTGAGTGGCCGTGTTTACAGTGTCCCTATGGACATTTTTGCGACAGATTGAGGTTCCCGTTTGATATTCTTCCAAGCGAATGGGTAATTGACGATGCTAACTACTGAACAGTTTGAGGCAGACGTTAAAGAATTTATCGCAGAATGCCAAAGCCATCCAGTGATAGATTTATCAAAAGATGATCCATGTGAAGGATGTCGCTTTGAGGACTTTTGCGATAGGTTTTATCCGGGCGATGGTAGCACATGGCATTGGCGAGTTTATGAGAGGGGTGAATGAATGGTTTACATTACAGGTGATATTCATGGTGATTACAATCGTTTTTTAGAATTGAAAAAGTTTTGCAATGAACATAATCTTGGAAAGAATGACTGGATCATTTGTCTTGGCGATGTCGGTTTGAACTACTACGGCAAGGATGATTCTCGTGAATGGAGTATCAAGACTATCGCCGCAGATATTCCTGCGAATTTGTTTTGTATCCATGGAAATCACGAACGCCGCCCATCTCGCAAGGATGGCTATAGGACAAAGGAAATCAGTGGAGATATTTGTGGTAAGGTGTGGCATGACCCACATTATCCCAATCAATATTTTGCTATTGATGGCGAAGTTTACCAGATTCTTGCTGATAGGGAAATTTTAAACTGTCTTGTTTGTGGCGGAGCTTATTCCGTAGATAAATGTTATCGGTTGGAGCGTGGATGGAACTGGTGGCCGGATGAACAGCCTAATGAGAAGACTAAGAAAAAGATCTGGAATATTACACATAACCCTCAAATCGATGATATTGATGTTATGCTCACGCATACCTGTCCATTCCGGTTCATTCCAACTGAATTGTTTATCGGTGGTATTGATCAAAGCACAGTAGACCAGTCAACTGAAATATTCTTTGATGATATATACGAATGTTATCCTAACGATTGTAAACCATTCTGGTACTTCGGCCATTTCCATGGTAACAAGTACACCGATGACTATGTGATGCTTTTCGACGATATTATTAAGTTTGGAGATAAGGTGAAGAGTGATGAGTGAATATCATGTGAGCTGTGGTATGTTTGGTATTTACGCAGGAACTGTTAAAATGAATGGAACCGAGTGGAAAGATAAAACTCGTGTCACAGATGAAGCTATCGAGGCAGTTCGTGATTGGCTTCTTTCTGAAGCTCAGTTCTATAATAAAACTTCTAGTGGGTACTCATGGACAACAAAGGACGGTAAGACTGTAACTTTGAGAATGATTATCGAAGATAAGGAACAGACAGAATGAATTCAAATAGTATGAAGGGTGGTGTTGCCTGATGAGTAGCAGTTTGCATATGCACTCATACTTTTAGCTTACTCGATGGATTCTCTTCTCCTGAAGAAAATCTAAAAAGAGCATCAGAACTTGGTTTAAAAGCCATTGCCATTACGGAACATGGTGAGGTAACAAGCTGGCCGTACTACTCAGAACTGAAAGACAAGTATCCGAATGTAAAACTTCTTTATGGTATTGAGGCATATGAGTGTGAGGACAGGGAAGTTAAGGATAAGAACAGTAAATACTGGCACTTGATTATCATTGCAAAAAACGAAGCTGGTCGTCAGGCAGTCAATCGCTTATCTACACTCGGTCATCTTCATGGCTTTTACAGCCGTCCTCGTATCACAAAAGAGGATATCGCTAAGGAAGATACGAATAATTTGATTATCCTGTCTGCTTGTTTGGCGAGTAGGCTGTCCAGAACGGATGACTACAACACTTGTATCAAGCTGGTTCAAGAGTATAAGAGCTTATTTCCTCATTATTATCTTGAGGTTCAGGCTCATGCAAACAGTGAACAGGCAAAATACAATCAGAAAATCATGCGGTTGGCAAACGATACTCACACAAAAGTAGTTGTCACAAACGATGTTCATGCTGCTACCAAAGAGGATCTTTATTATCAAGATTACTTCCTTCGTATCGCACATGATACGGAAACTGCCGCAGAGATCTATGAAGGATGTTATTTCATGTCTCGTGAAGAGCAACACGAAATCCTTGATAGCCAGATTGGATATGATGCAGCAGAATGGTGTATCAATAATACTGACGAGGTTGCCGACCTGTGTGATGATGTGGATATGCCTTGGCATGAACCGGAACTTCCCAAAATTGAGATTCCGCCACAGTATTCTAATTCGGCAGCTTACCTGAAAGACCTTGTAAAAGAGGGATGGAAGAAACGCGGTATTGACAAGTTTGATGTAGAAAAGCAGAAGATCTATCGTAAGCGTGTTGATGACGAGCTGTTTGTCATTGAGAAGAAAGACTTCTGTGACTACTTTTTGATCCTAGTTGATTACATCAACTGGTGTAAGAAAAATGATGTCATTGTTGGCCCTGGTCGTGGTTCTGCTGCTGGTTCTCTTGCATGTTACCTGATTGGCATTACGCAGCTTGATTCCATCAAGTATGAACTTGACTTCGGACGATTCCTTACCATTGAGCGAAAAGACCTTCCTGACGTTGATGTTGATGTCAGTGACCGTGCCAAGGTTGTCGAGTATCTGACACAGAAGTATGGAGAAGATCGAGTAGTTCAGGTTATGAACATCGTGTACACTACTCCGGTCACTTCGATTCAGGACATTGGTAAAGTTCTCGGTTTTCCGTATGCCGAAATAAGAAAAATCAGCGAGAAGTTTGTTCAAAAGACATGGAAGGATTGCCTTGAGGCTAACCCGGAAGTGGCTGAAAATCCGAAGTATAAGGAACTACTTGATATCGCAAGCCATATCAATGGTCGCCCACGAGGATATGGTATCCATGCTGGCGGTGTTATTGTCTGCCGACATCCTTATTATGAGTATATCGGCATTCGGCACGGCACTGACGGAGAACATGTTATTTCTGTTGATAAAGTGATGGACGAGAAGATTGGACTCGTCAAGTTTGATATTCTTGGTGTTGCGTCGCTGGTTGCTATCGACGAGGCAAAACGTGAAGACAATATTCCAGACTGGGAGATTGATATTAACAATCCAGAGTTTGAAAACGATAAGGCAACTTACGATTTGATTTGTTCCGGGCGGACAGACAATCTATTTCAGATTGAGTCTTCAGGCATGAAGGATCTAGTTGCACAGCTTCAGCCGAGGTCGATTGAAGAACTATCCGCTTTGATTGCACTTTATCGTCCTGATGCGATGCCGTCCATTCCTACATACGTTGATTGCAAGTACCACCCTGAACACATTCACTACTTCCATCCTGACATGGAACCAATTTTTCGCAGCACCTATGGTGTGAATATCTATCAGGAACAGAGTATGAAACTCACGAAGGTCTTTGGCGGTCGAAACGATGCCGGAGCTGATAGAATGCGTAAATGCTTGGCAAAGAAAAAGCCTGAGAAAGTCAAGGAAGAGGTCGAGCTTCTTTACGATGAGATTCTTGCAAACGGATACGATAAAGCAACCGCCGAATATATTTGCGATGAACTGTCAACGAAGGGCGGCTACGGATTTAACAAGTCACATTCTCAGGCATACGCTGTCATCTGTCTTCAAACTGCATATCTGAAAACCCATCATCCGCTTGCGTTTTTTAAGGCAATGCTAAACCTGAATAAAGCAAAGGTTGGTAAGGTCAACAAGATTATGGTGGATGCACGGTGTTTTGGCATTCAGGTTCTTCCTCCGAGTATCAATCGTTCCGGCATGGACTTTACTGTATCAAATGGGAAAATTCTATTTGGTCTGTCTGCGATTGGTGGTGTTGGTAGTACGCTTGCCGATGCTATTATTGCCGAAAGAGATAAAAATGGAAAGTTCAAGGGCCTTGATGATTTCACGAATCGTGTTCGTGCAACAAAGGCACAGATTATTGCACTGGTAAAGTCTGGTGCCATTCCTACAAAGAATAAACGAGCGTTCTTGGAAAAGTACATTGCGAGTGGCTTGGAGCAATCTGAGTTCAAGCCAGTAAGCACGCTTCCAACAAAAGCTGTCTTGCTGAGTAAGTGGGATATTGATACGGAGCACTATAAGGTGGGTAAGAAGGTTGATAAAGAAACTGTCTTACGAATCTATAATGAAAAGCGCCGTGTTGCATATGAAACTGAAAAGCTCAAGAAAAAAGAAGCATACATAACTGAGCAGTCAGAGAAGTATTTGAAGGACGAGCAATTCTGGGAGTTCCAGACATTACAGACGTTCATCATCGATAAGAATCCGTTTGAAAAGGCATACGAGTACATTCAGGATTTCTCAGAGATTGAGAGTGGTGACTCTTGTGTGTTGGTTGGTATTATCGCAAAGATTCAGAAGAAGAAAACAAAGACTGGTATGCAGTTTGCGTTTGTGAATCTATACTCTGGTGATGGTATCATTGAGCTGACTGTATGGCCGAGAGTCCTATCAAATTATCAGGATTTGATTGTAAAAGGAAGTCAGGTGGCTGTGCTTGGCAAGAAGGAAGATGAGTCTCATATCATTGCAAATGACTTCAAGCCATACAAACGGTGGCTGCATGATAGAGAGATAGCATAATGAATGGTGTTTTATATACTATTGACGGAGAGGTTCTTTGTGAGTTTCCTATGTTTGAAATTGGAAATAATTGGCACAAAGATAAAACTATAATCAAGATACATTGTACGAATTGTTGCGTCGTTAGAAAAGTTCAGAAATGGAAGTTTGATTGTGCAGAAAAATGCGAGAGTACCACAAAATGGTTTTATTGCAGAGTGTGCAGAGGACTGACAGAATTTAGATTAGGTGCATAATAAGAGGATTATAAAGTGGCAGATAAGAAATTTAATGAAAATATGATCCGTTGTTACATCAGGATAAAACGAGTCTTTTATCCGAAAGATGGGAAGGAGGTTGAGTCCGGCGGCTTCGCCACTTTCTCTGCTGAGGTGGTAAAAATTAAGCAGGGGAACCCTATTATGAGTCGATATGGTGACCTCCGACTGAAAGGAAACGTTCCTAGCCTTGATATGGATAAGACTTATTCGTTCTGTGGTGAGTATGTTCACCATGAAAAGTTTGGGGACCAGTATAAAATCGTCTATATGAACGAGTTCCAAGAGATTACTGACCCAGAAGAACAGAAAAGCTTTCTCAATTTTATTTTGACAGAACATCAGTTTGAGATGCTTTACGAAGCATTTGATAATCCGTATGAGATCATCAAGAACGGTGATATCAAGTCTCTTTGCACTGTTAGTGGCATCACAGAAGGTCGAGCACAGAAAATTATCGATGCCTTTGAAAATAACATTGATAACAGCGAAGCATACACGAAGCTGATTGAGTATGGTTTGACTCCAAGTGCAATCGGAAAACTTGTTCATCAATATCACGGTGCAGACACTCTTGTGAAGAAAATTGAAGAGAATCCTTATGTTCTGATTGACGATGTACATGGGATTGGATGGAAGAAAGCTGACGCTCTTGCTTTGAATATGGGATTGAAGCCAAACTCTCAGTTCCGAATTGAAGCTTACGTCATGCATTTTCTTGCTGATCGTGCCGAAGAAGGCAATTCTATCATCCCGGCAAACCAGACAATCAATAGTTGCATTAAAGAGCTTGGATTGGACGAAGGTGACCAAGAGGTTATCAAGAGAGCACTTTTCCATCTGCACGATGTCCGCGAAACGCTTTGGTGGAGTGATGATCGTCAGGAATTTGCTTTAACAAGAGTGTGGAATCTGGAAAATGAGATTGCAAAGGAAATTAAGCGTCTGGCGGATGCACCTGTTGAGCCGATTGGTCGAAACATGGACGCTGCAATCGATGAGGCGGAACGTGCTCTTGGCATCGAGTACACTGAGGAGCAGAGAGATGCTATTAAAAAGGTATGCTCTAGTAATGTCTGTATCTTGACAGGCTACGGAGGATGCCTCGATGCAGAGATGGAGTTCTTTAATGGTGTCCAATGGAAAAAAATAAAAGATTATGTTAAGGGCGACAAAGTTCTTCAATATAATGAAAATGGGACTACAACGCTTGTTGAGCCTGAGAAATATGTAAAATTCAAATGTGAATATCTATATCACATGAAAAACAAGTCGGGTAGTATCAATCAACTATTGAGTGCAGAGCATAATGTTGTTTACTTGACCAGTAAAAACAATTTAGCTAAAATCCCAATGTGGGAGTTGTATCAAAGAAATGTTAAACGAAAGTCTGGGTTTAACGGACATTTTATAACAACGTTTAATTATGATGGCCCAGGAATCGATTTGAGCGATGCTGATATTAGACTAATGTGTGCTGTTATTTGCGACGGATCGTTTTTGAAGGATCATAAATCAGCTTGGTGTAGAGTAAACGTAAAAAAAGAGCGAAAGAAACTTCGCATGAGAAGACTTCTTTCGGAAAGTGGTAGATACTTTGATGAGCATCAGTGGAATCCAAAAGACTTGGAATATTCGAACTTTGTCTTTTACGCTCCAAGAAAAGAAAAAAGATTTACTTCGTATTGGTATAACTGTAATCATCATCAGCTAGAGGTGATTTGCGATGAGATTCTAAATTGGGACGGTCATGTGAAAGAGGGGAGACGGAAAGATTTTAGTACACTGATTAAAGAAACGGCAGATTTTATTCAGTTCGCATTTTCTTCTTGTGGTTATCGTTCTGTTGTATATGAATCAAATATTGAACGACACGGTAGAATGGTCAAAGAGTATAATGTTCATATTGTGCAACACTCGAATGGAAAAGTTTCTCTTATGACAAAAGGCAGTAAAAGCGATATTGATATTATTCGTTCAAGCGATGGATATAAGTATTGTTTTACTGTTCCGTCTCATATGTTTCTGACAAGATATAATGGAAGAATTTGTGTCACAGGCAACACTGGTAAAAGTACCGTTGTCGCCGGTGTGCTAAAGGTTCTTCATGGTAAGTCTTTTGCCCAGACTGCACTCTCTGGTCGTGCTGCCGCTCGTATGCAGGAGATTACTGGTCAGGACGGCAAGACGATTCATCGCCTCCTTGGTTACGACATTGAGAATGGGGGTTTTATCCATAATAAGAACAATTCTTTAGAGGAGGATATCATCATTCTGGATGAGACCTCTATGGTTGGTGCTCAACTGTTCTACGATTTGATTCAAGCAATCGAAACTGGTAAGCGATTTATCATGATTGGTGATGACGGCCAGCTTGAGAGTATTGGTATGTGCAACATCTTCAAGGATATGCTTGCCTCCAAGGTTGTTCCGGTTGCTCGCTTGACGAAGATTCACCGTCAGGCTGCTAAGTCAGCGATTATCACAGAGAGCATCAAGGTTCGTAATGCCACGCAGTTGGTTCCTTACGGTTGGGCTGGTAATGAGATTCGTGGTGAGCTGCGTGATTTGGAGCTAGATATCTACAAGGATGCAGGCGAGTCGTTTAACCACATCATCAATCAATACCGTACCTTATATAATAAGGTAGGGAATGACAGCGCAAAGATTCAGATTGTACTTCCGCAGAAGCTCCGTGGCAGCATCTGCACCTACGAGGTAAATAATGCTATTCAGGAAATTGTGAATCCGAGTCGTGGTCAGACCGAAGCGAAGATCTCCATCTATGGTGATGGGAAGGACAGAGTGTACACTCTGCGCGAGGGAGATCAGGTCATTATCAACAAGAATAACTATGAGCTTCACACATACAATCTCAAGACAAAGAAAAAAGAAGAGAAGTGTCCGGTGTTTAACGGCAACCGTGGCATCATTCGAAAGATTGAAGGCAGTTTTATTCTGGTTGACTTTGACCAGTGGGGCACAATCTTCATCCCTCATTATTTTGGTGGGAACAACATCTGGGCAACGCTTGAACTCGCTTATGCTTTGAGTTGTCATAAACTGCAGGGCAGCGAAGCTCCGTATGTGATTGTCGGTATGGACAACTCTGCATACTTGATGTTGACGAGGGAATGGCTTTATACGGCCATCACTCGTGCTAAGAAGTATTGTGTGATTTGTGCTGAAACTCATGCTCTTGATCGGGCGGTAAAGACTTCGAGAGTTCCATACAAGCGGACGTTCTTGAAGGAATTTTTACGGAAAGAATTTTCAGAAAAGCATTGACAATTATATGAGTATCCTGTATAATATAGCTATAAAAAGTCTCCACCTCGGAGGCTTAAAATTCTCTCTTTAGCTATATAATACAGGATACGAGGAAGAAATGGCTTGCTCGTAATGGCAAGCCTTTCTTTATTCATTATAACTATATAACACAGGATACACAAGGAGGCTTTATGACAGATAAGGAACTCATAGGTAAACTCGATGCGATGGTAAAGGCATTGCAGAGCACGAAGAAGAAGACAGACAAGACCCGCATTTTGCTGGATGCACGAAAGGATTTTGGTGCTGAAGCTGGCAAGCTGATGGCATTCTTCCGATTCTTGCTTGATCCGACAATCGTAACTGGCCTGTCGGATACGAAAATCAATAAGCAGGTGAGTACCAAGCCTGAGATTGATATCCAGTATCTCAGCTGTGGATACCTTTATATTATGGGTGCTGGTCACAATACAGGATCTGACGCATCCATAGCAACAATCCAGAACTATTTACATAAAAATCCTGAGCACAAAGAGTTTCTAAAGCGGCTGTTTACCAAGAATCTGCCGATTGGTGTGGAAGCTGCTACTATCAATAAGGTATACGGCGAGGAAATTATTCCTGTCTGGGAAGTTCAGCAGGGATACCCAATTGATAAGGTGAAGTTGAAACCCGGCATCTGGTTCAGTCTGAGCCAGAAGATGAACGGCAATAGGGGCACAATGTATCGTGGAGATTTAATTTCTCGTCAAGCGCAGAAGTTTGAAGGACTCGACCATATTAAGAATGATCTGCTCGCTCTATATGATGGAGGTGTGGAGAGGCGAGATTCTTTGGTGTTTGATGGCGAACTCATTTATAAGAACCCTGAAGGAATGTCGGACGGAGAGGCGTTTCGTTTCGGCACTGGCCTACTTAATTCTGACAGCAAGAACAAGACTGGAATTAAATTTGTGATTTTTGATGTAATTCCTGTTGTAGAGTTTGACTGTGGAAAGTGTGCTGTCCAGTATCAAACCCGCCGGAAATGGCTAAATTGTCTTCGTGCGGAGATTGCTCGTAAGAATCTTGAAAACATCGAAATTGTTCCAATGGTATACGAAGGTACTGACCAGAGTGTGATTCCGAAGTGGCTTGATTATGCTGTGGCACATGATTGGGAGGGTTTGATGTTGAACACCAATGTTCCTTATCAGCGTAAGCGTCATACTGGTTGTCTTAAAATCAAGCGTTTCTACACGGTTGACCTCCGCATTACTGCAATCGAGGAAGGACAGAATCGGCTGGCTGGTACGATGGGTGCCCTAGTTGTGGACTACAAGGGCAACGAACTTCGAGTGGGCTCTGGATTTGATGACGCAACGAGAGCTGCCGTGTGGGCAAATCCTGATGATTATATCGGAAAAATTGTGGAGTGTAAGTATAAAGAGGTCACGATGGACAAAAAGACCGGCCTTGAGTCCCTGCAATTCCCGACCTTTGTAAGATTTAGAGATGACAAGAATGAGGTGTCTTATGGCTGATGTTAGATTGATTGACTCAAATAAGGCTGAAAAGGAATTTGAATCTTGCTTAAATCTTCTTTGTAAAAATCCTATAACAAGTAACACGTATGAAATGAGTTTTAGTAGGCAGATTTGTAACGCAGCTTTACGAACTTTGCGGAACACTCCAACTATCGACCCGGAAGCGTTGCGGCCGGTGGCACACTGGGAGGAAATTCCAGGCTCCTATGTGAGCTGTGCCGGGAAAAACTCATGGTGTGAACCAGCAACTCGTTGCTCGAACCCAGAATGTAGAGAGGTGAATCCGTGTGGCCTCAAAACGCCATTTTGCCCGATGTGTGGAGCAAAGATGGAGTGAATCATGCCTAAAAATAAGTTAAAAGATTCCTTTCATTGGATGGGCAAAAATGGGCAAGAATGCAATGTAGATTTGTCATCCAAGCTTATAAGCCGTTATATCAATGAAGTTAAGAACAATCTCAAGAAGACTCCAAAAGGAGAAGGGAATTTTTGCTATGTTGCTGGCAAAGAGGTACTTGTCATTGGAGTGGTTAACGAAGAGGGCGAACGGTTCATCTTCGTGGCAAGAGATTACTGGGAAGCGGATTACATTCCGGGATGTGGATGGATGAAAGTGGAGGATGAAGATGAATCTTTCTAAAAAGACAATCAAGCACATTCTTCGGATTCTGGATAACAAATGTATCGAGGTGCCTACAAAGGCATTCGCTTATAGCAGTGACGGACGCAGAATTTTGACTCGTGATTTTGAGCCAAAGGAGTCACACGGAATGAATGACTGGCAACGAATCGTCTATGTACCGTCTGATGGATATTTCTACGGAATTTACAACGGAAAATCGGAAGAAGAATGGGACATTCCAGATATCTTGTCTCCTGCCCAGCTTGCTAATTTGTGAGGTTTTGTAATGTTTATCTTGACGCAGTATCAAACCGGAGTTGTTGATACCAGTAAATGTTTTGGAATCCATATTGTAGATGAATCAACAGTAATCAGAGCGTATACCTTTGGTGAAAATGTGTGGATGAAACTGGGTAAATATAAAACAGTAGAACGAGCAAAAGAAGTAATTCAAAAGATTAACATCGCTCTTTGCGAGAGTCGTGTTGGTTTTGTAATGCCGGAGGAATAAAATGCTACTTTTAACGCAAGGCGGAGAAATTATAAATCTTGATCGCATGGCAATCATTGATACCGCAAGCCTTAATGTTTATGCAAGGCAGGGCATGGGTGAGCGTGGAATTGTTCTTGGCAGCTATAACTCTGAGAGTAAATGCTACGATATTATCGCACGTATTTTTGATTGCTATCGAAAAAATGAGAAAGCATACATAATGCCAAAATGAACGACTTCAGAGAGCTAACCGTCTCGAAGAAAGCAAAACAAGAAGGAATCATATGAGAAACATGTCAAAGAAAACTCGTAAAAAGGTTATGCAGATCATTAAGGCAAACTGCCATTTTGATAGTAAAGGGTATTGGTGGGGACCATATAAAAGTAGCCGTTTGTGGAAACCATATAAAAGTAGCCGAATGTCCGCAATTTGGGAGTACATTATAACGGAAGATCGCTTTGGTTTTAGCGAGTTTGCGGCAGTATATGAGGATTTGGAGGAGAAATTTTCTCCATATTTCTATATTAACATTGTGTCTCCTGCACAGCTAACAAATCCACGTCTTCCAATCAATGTAAACAAACAGATTGTAAAGAAATTGGAAGAAGGCGGTTTTATTTGAATGACTTCCGAAAACTAGCCATCCCAAAGAAAGAACGACTTGAAGTTCAACTTACGGATGGCACAGAAGAACACAATATACTCTACATAATTACATCTCTAGCCACTATTAAAGGTGCTGAGATTTTTAAAAATTTTCGTTTGTATTCTGTAGGCTCCGCCGGGGAGCTCAACTTATTAGAGAAGCAAGACGGCGATCCCTACTTTGATAAGCTGAAAGGAACAGAATATGAGTAATTCAATGAACCGAGAAGACCGGCGCAGAGAGCAGCGTAAAGCACGAATCCTTGCCCGGCGAATCAAGAAGGCTGGTGGCCCTGACTTTCTGGCTGGAATGCCAGTAGAGGAATGGGAACCCAAGATTGGTGATGAGGTCACCATTAAGGTAAAGAGGATTCAGGGCAAGAAGGATTTCTTTAAGATGAGTCCTCAGTATCAGGACTTTATCAATAGCCTTGAAGACGGAAAACCTTACAAGATTACCAGTACCGGCATGAAGGGTCAGGTTTACGGCATTGACGCACATCCTTATTTCCAGATTTGGAAGGGTGATATGGAACCCTACAAGGAGTCCTAATGAGAATGTACTTCAGGACGGACTATTATGCAGATGTTGGCATAGATGAAGTCGTTCGGCTTCAAAGAGGAACTACATGCGAAGTAGTTTCAGAAACTGAATTTTTTTATTTTATCGTAACTGATAATGAATCATTCAGGAAAATGTTAAACATTGTCATGATTCCCAAAGAAAACCTTGAAGATGATGTATATGTCGTGACTGGTAAGAGCGAAAAACTTGAGGAAGGGGGTGGGGTGATATGATTGGTATTGACCATCGTGAGCAGGGTCGTAAGGAACGAGCCCTTGCAGAGTATTATAGGACCTTAGCTCGATATCCTGTCGAGTGTGGAGAGCCGATTACATATCAGTTGTCAGAAGAGCAGCTTAAACAGGTTCTTTGCGGAGAGGTTACTGTTGATGAGTTGATTGGAAGAGGTGAGGTAAATGAGAGACAGGATTAAGATGTGGATCGCTTTCATTAAGATTTTTAAGGATTATCTTATTGCGGTCGGAATCATGATTGTGTTGTGGTTGCTGTCTTGCCTTATCAAATATGGGATTTCAGTATCCAACTTCCCAGATTGGTTTAAGTTTGCACTTCTAAAATAAAGGAGGATTAAATGGTAACCGATATTCTTAATAGAGAGATTCATGTTGGCGACACAGTTCTTAGAGCTAGAACTCGAAATGGTCGCGGAGTTCTTTGGAGCATTCGTAAAGTTGTCTCAATTATGAACGTAATGATTAAAGTTCAAGACGGAAAGTACACAACGAATGTTGTACCCAGGAATTGTATCGTAATTGACGAGAGTGACATTCCTGAAAACTGGTGCGATGAATAAGGAGGATTTCAAAAATGGAAGTTGAGTTGATTTCATACTCACAGCCAGTCAATTCAGATGGAGATAAAAATCCGTTGTCGATTGCAGAGCTGGCAGCGAGTGTCTGTTATGATTCTGAACCGACAGATACATATCGAATCGTAAAGGGATGCAAAGCGACGGGGCATCGGAGCGTGCTTGAACATATTTCATTTACGTTCTGTGTAACCGGTGTGAGCCGTGCGCTTCTGGCCCAGTTAAGTCGGCATCGTCACATTAGCTTGAGCGTGCAGTCACAAAGATATGTAGCTATGAACAACTTTGATTATGTAAATCCGTTCAGCGGTGAAGATGCAGATGTTTTTAAAGATATGATGGCAAGTATCGCAGCTGATTATTATATCCTAAAAAAATATCATAATGCCGCCAACGAGGATGCTCGCGCTGTTCTGCCGAATGCGTGCTGTACTAAGTTCTATGTCACAATCAATGCGCGGTCACTAATTGAAATGAGCCATTTGCGTCTTTGCACTCGAGCCCAAAGTGAAATCCGGTCGATGTTTCAGTTAATCAAGAGTCAAGTCGCCACAGTTTGCCCTGAACTTGCCGCATGGATGGTTCCTTCCTGTGAAGCTAATCCGAAGTATCCGTTCTGCCCAGAAGGTCGTGGCTGCTGTGGCCGTCATCCTCGGTTGGCAGATGTTTATAAGCCTATTGAAAAAAAACAAGGAGGTTATTGATGCAAACACTTGATGAAATTAAGAAGAACGTAGACCATCCAGTCCATTACGGCGGCGCAGACAATCCCTACGAAGCCATTAAAGTGTTGCGAGAGTGGCAGCTGGATAAAGATGCTTATCTTTGGAATGTTGGTAAGTATCTGAGCCGGGCAGGTCACAAAGATGGCAATTCTCAACTTCAAGATTTGACGAAGGCACGTTGGTATTTGGACTATAAAATCCGGCTTTTAGAGGAACAGCAAAAGATTGCTGAAAGTGTAGTAGATACGCTCAAGAAAGTTCCTAATGAGGTCACTGATAAGTTGACTACGATGCCGGATTGCGGAGACGTCTATATTCCTACTATTGGAAAGACAGTAAAAGAATGCGTTCAGTATGTTCCTCGTCATGCGAAACACGACTATACTGATGATTTGGTTTTCCGTCCAGAAATCCATACTCCAAACATTGAGACTGCCGTGGTTCCGAGTGTTCATAATGATGCTATGTCTCCGAATAACAAAGGAGTTAATAAAGTTGACCATTCAATGCTGAATTCTAAGGTTTACGCCGATGAAGTCAAGTTTTAAGAGGTTTACATAAATGAGATACAACTGGGAATATCCACTGGTGGCAGTGATGCTCCTAGTGATGATAATGACATTTTGGTTTTCTAAGGTCGTCCTTAGAATTTAAAGGAGTGATTGCATGGAATATGTGATTAAACGCGATGGAACGAAAGTTCCTTTTGATAAGAGTAAGATTGTAAATGCGATTGAGAAGGCGATGACCTGCACGCCGGGTGGTATCGACGCTCGTGTATCCAATGCAATCGCTGATTACATTGCTGATATGCCAGACATCCTATCGGTTGAGCAGATTCAGGATATCGTGGTTGACAGTCTGAAAAATAGTCCTTTTTCAGATGTAGCAGAAGCGTATAGTCAGTGGCGTAAATATCGTCAGGAAATCCGAGAAAAGGAAAAGACTAATGCAAGCATTTTGGATATCATCGATATTCGGAACGATGCAATCAATCAGGAAAATAGTAATAAGAACCCTACTGTAAACAGCGTCCAGCGCGATTATATGGCTGGCGAGGTATCCAAAGAATTGACAGAGCGACTGTTGCTTCCGAAGGATATTCTGGATGCGCATAAGGCTGGTATCATTCATGTACATGATACAGATTATTTCGTTCAACATATGCACAACTGCGATCTGGTCAACCTGGAGGATATGCTGCAGAACGGTACTGTAATCTCTGGTACTGGAATTGACAGACCGCACAGTTTCTCCACTGCCTGTAATATCGCTACGCAGATCGTTGCTCAGGTGGCTTCTAACCAATACGGTGGACAAAGCATTACTTTATCTCATCTGGCTCCGTTCGTAGATGTCTCTCGTAAGAAAATCGAGAAGGAAGTCCATCAGGAGTTCTACGATATGGTCCAAAACAATGAGATTGATAAGATGCCAGCAAAGGAGACCATCAATCGCATTGTTGAAGAACGTTTACATAAAGAAATCGCTCGTGGTGTTCAAACTATCCAGTATCAGGTGATTACGTTGATGACAACCAATGGTCAGGCTCCTTTCATTACCGTATTCATGTATCTGGATGAAGTTCCTGAAGGACAGACTCGTGATGACTTGGCTGTTATCATTGAAGAAATGCTAAAACAGCGTATTCAGGGTGTTAAAAATGAAACCGGAGCGTGGATTACTCCTGCGTTCCCGAAGCTGATTTACGTTCTCGATGAGGATAATATTCATCCTGATTCTAAATACTATTACCTGACGGAGTTGGCCGCTAAGTGTACTGCAAAGCGTATGGTTCCAGATTACATTTCCGCAAAAGTTATGAAGGAACTCAAGGGTGGCGTGTGGGTCAGCATGGGGTGTAGATCATTCCTAACGCCTGACCGAACTACTGAGAATGTGGCTAACGCAAAGAATTGGGTAAAGGGTCAGAAATATTATGGTCGCTTCAATCAGGGTGTGGTCACCATCAATCTGGTGGACGTGGCTTGTAGCTCTGAAAAAGACAAAGATAAATTCTGGAAGATTTTTGATGAGCGTCTTGAATTGTGCCATCGAGCACTTCAGATTCGACATAAGCGTTTACTCGGAACTGTTTCTGACATGAGTCCTATTCATTGGCAGTATGGAGCACTGGCTCGTCTAAAGAAGGGCGAAAAGATTGACAAGCTACTCTTTGGCGGCTACTCCACCATCAGCCTGGGTTACGCCGGTCTGTATGAGTGCGTGAAGTATATGACTGGCAAGAGCCACACCGATTCTGAAGTAAAACCGTTCGCTCTTGAAATTATGCAGCACATGAATGATAAGTGCGCAGAGTGGAAAAAGGCCGAGAACATGGACTACTCCCTCTACGGCACTCCGCTGGAATCCACCACCTACAAGTTTGCCAAGTGCCTGCAGAAGCGCTTTGGCATTATTCCTGAAGTAACTGATCATGAGTATATTACCAATTCTTACCATGTCAATGTTCGTGAACATATTGATGCATTCACAAAGCTGAAGTTTGAGAGTGAGTTCCAGAAGCTTTCTCCGGGCGGTGCCATTAGCTATGTTGAAGTTCCTAATATGCAGCAGAATATTCCTGCCGTAATTAGCGTTATGAAGTTCATCTACGACAACATCATGTACGCCGAGTTAAACACCAAGTCCGACTACTGTCAGGTGTGCGGCTATGACGGCGAGATCAAGATCGTGGAGGATAACGGCAAGCTGGTGTGGGAGTGCCCGAATTGTGGCAACCGCGATCAGAATAAAATGAATGTCGCACGGCGTACTTGTGGGTACGTAGGAAGCCATTTTTGGAATCAGGGACGTACTCAGGAGATTCGTGACCGGGTGGTTCATTTGAGCGATAACTAAACAAAGGATAAGATATGGATACTACACAACAGATTTTAAAGCGAGATTGGGATAATGGTTTTGTTAAAAAGATGCAGAATCGTATTTTGGTATCTCATTATAAATACGGTTGGATGAATCAAACATATCCAGACTTGGCTCAAGCTGTAAAGGAAATTTATCCAAGAGTCAAAAAATATTTAGAGACAGGAAATACAGAATGGCTCATTGATGTTGCTAATTTTGCAATGATTGAATATTTGCATCCTAGTGTTGTTGGAGCGCATTTCAAAGGAACGGATAGTGAAGAGTCTCCGGGACTGACGAGTGGAATTAGCTACAAAGAACTCGAAGAGAGTATGAAATAAAATTTGAATATAAGTGGTGGGTTGGTGGGATTACATATGAAAGAAATTATTGTTTTCTTTATGATTGTATGGGTTATCGCCTATTACATTTTAAAAGATAACTACAAAGATTAAGGAGATACTTATGAAAAAATTTATGGCAATTTTTGTTGCATTTCTCGTTGCAGTTGGCGCAGTGCTTTGTACCGAGCGAGTACACACTGGTTATGTTGGTGTTGTTTATTCTGCGAAGGGAGTCGAGCAGCAGACTATTTCTCAGGGCTGGCACTTTATGAGCCCATTAAAGCATGTGTCTGAGTTCCCGATTACTCAGCAGCGTGTGGTATTCTCTAATGCAGCATCTGATTACGGTGCAAAGGAACACGCAGATTGGCACATCGATGCCCCTGCTAATGGCGGTACGATTGCAATTAACTTGACTGTTAATTATAACTTCCTGCCGGAGCATGTTGTTGAACTGTACACCAAGTTTGGTGGCATGGATGGTGAGAGCCTGATGGAGAGCAAAATCCAGAATGACATTATTGCTTATGTTAAGGAAGTCACTCCTCAGTTCAGTGTTATGCAGATTTATTCTGATGACCGTGCAGGTGTTAATACTGCAATCACCAACTATCTGAATGAGAAGTTGACCGCAGAATATGGTATCAATGTTTCTTCCGCACTGATTGTTGACGCACAGCCTGATGATACCCTGATGCAGAAGATTCGTACTAAGGAGCAGGCAAAGCAGGACGCAGAGATTGCTGAGCTGAATAAGCAGACCGCTCTGGCTCAGGCAGAGACTGATAAAGTTAAGGCACAGACGGAAGCTGACGTTAAGATGATTGAAGCACAGGCCGAGGCTGATGCAAATAAGGTGCTTTCCGAATCTATCACTCCTGAACTGATTCAGATGAAGGAAGCAGAAGCTCGCCTGAAGCATGGTTGGGTTACCGTACAGGGTGCCGATACAGTCGTTACCAAGGGTGAGTAAACGAGGCTTTATAAAATGAAAATTTTTGAAAGAAGGTGATTGGAATAGAAGTGTGGAAGAATTTCTTTAAGGCACTTGGTTCTTTTCTTGGAACCATTTTATTTCTTGCCTTAATTTATTTTACTTCGTGGATTACCACGATTGGTGCTGTCTGGCTTATTTTTAAACTATTAAATATCACGTTTACGGTCAAGGTTGCGACAGGTATTTGGTTGGCTCTTATTTTGCTTGAAGGATTCTTGAAAGGAAGTCGAAAGTAATGGGGTGGTATCGTAAGAAACCTGTTGTCGTCGAAGCATTTCAGCTTGGAATTGATTATATTCCAGACTGGTTTATGAATAAGGTGACAGACAGAACGGTTACTTTGCATGGGTTGAGTAACGGATTTATTCACGTTCCAGACACTAACGCAGACATCGAAACGTTGGAAGGTGTGATGCACGCAAACTACGGAGACTATATTATCCGTGGCGTGAACGGAGAGATTTACTCTTGCAAGCCCGATATCTTTGAAAAGACATACGAGGAAGTAAACTAACAAGCAGGGTGGGTGTGGTGGCATGAAGGGAGCTATATGAATTATTGGTCAGTAGAAGTCCTGTTTTATGAAGATGGAATTCAGGCAACTAATACATATTATGTCCGAGCATACGATCAGAATGAAGCTATGAATAAGGCACGGCATCGTTTTGAAAAATCTCATCCCGGTATGAGCTGCATGGTTCAGAATGTAGAAAAGGCAGGTGGCTGAGATGGACTTCAAATGTAAGTGTGGCAGTAAATCTCTCTTTATCCAGAACAAAGGTAGCCAGATTGGTCTGTATTGCTCTGTTTGTGGTAAGTGGCAGAAATGGCTCACCAAGGACGAAGTGAGACAGTTTGAGTACGAGACGAATACGTTGGACTCAAAAGGAAACAATCCTGATGATGATTTTTATGAAAAATTCGCCTTAACTCCATGGGGCTGCCTACACTGTGCTTTTAGAGATTTTGGACTAGATCTTCCTGAAATACCTGGTCAGATGGCCGATACTCTTATGGAAGATTTCTTCGAGATTATGAAAAAGCACGGATTGTGGAGAAAGAGTAAGAATGATTGCTAAAATCTTGAAACGTCTACTCCGTTGGTTTCTTCCAGAATGCAGCCGATGTGGTGGTGTGATGCTCTACGATGCAAAACATAGTTGGTATGATAAATGGCACTTCGTCTGTGACACTTGCGGTAGAGAGAAATGGGGGACTTTATGAAACTATGGGGGCGTTTTTACAAACTTTTATGACGGCATCACGATTGACGGTAGAGAAGTTCTTGTGTCTGAACATGATACGAAAGATGATGCATTAAAAGAGGCAATTAGATACGGACTTCAAATTCTGAATCATTTCAAAACAGATGACTTTATGAATGAACGTCTGTATGGAAAACAAGAACCTGACGATAAGTATAAACTGACTGTTGCGTACGAACCTGCTTCCGTTACTCTTTACGAAAAACGAGAGACCGATATGGTTCCAGTTCGTAAATGGCCTTGTAAAGAAGTTTACGATATGGATTCGGAAGATTTATTTATGTTCTCTATCGAGGGGAATGCGGGGTTGTTTACAACTTTATAAAAGTGCCGTTTTAGGAGGTGCCAATATGAAAAAGTGGACTAAAGACATTCTTGAAGCTAATGGATATGAGCTGAGAAACGCATACATTAAAAATGTATCTTTTGGAATAAAAGATTACGGATTTCTTTCTCTTGCACTCACTTTAGAAGGTGATGGATGGGGAGTAAATTACATAGGCCCTTCTATCGGTAGAAGATTCTACATCAATGGAGAGTTTATTAAAGATGGGAATGCCGCAAATTTTGAAGGTTATGAAGGCGGAGCTGAAGCTATCGTAAGAATTTTAGATGTTGTTGATTGTTCTGAACTTGAATCACTAAAAGGAAAATATATCCGTGCAGCTATCAAAAGAGGAGAGTCTGTGAAAATCATCGGTAACATCATCAAAGATCAGTGGTTTGATTTACGGTTCATTCTTTGATGATATGGTAAACGACGCTGACGATAATAAGGGTACTGAGGTAGAGTGATGACAGATGAAGAAAAACTCAATTTATACCATAGACTTTTCAAAAGAATGAAAGCAAGAGCTTTATTGATGTCTACGGCAGAAAAGCATACCTATATGAGAGCCGTTGGCACGAACGAATTAAAATGGATTCTTAAAAAGGAACTTGAATTATCAGATGAGGATTTAAAACATGATTAACAATCCTTTTGTAGAAGATGGTATCATTTCCTGCCAGTGCTGTGGCAGTGGTGAATATCTCTTTAATGAAGATGGTAACCGTAATGGTTACTGTGGTAACTGCGGGGCTAGAATCGACTGGCCGGAGGACAACGATGAAGAAAGTAACACTTGAACTTTTGGTTGATGAAAACGGAGACGAAGATATCAACCCAATTAAGAGTGAGATCGAGAGTGCTTTTCAACATTGTTATCATAATATAAAGTTGGTTTCATACGAAGAAGAAAGCATCGATGCACGATGGTTTTGCGCGAAAGACGTAACTCCTCCAGTCCCAGAGTACGGAATGTGTTCAGAGGATGTCATCATAAAATACAAGGACGGAACAGAAAGCGTTGCGTGCATCACATTTAATGGTGAGTGGTATGATACTGATTATTATGAGGTTGCCGATACGGTAGTGTATTGGCGATACATGACAGATGATGAGAAAAATTCCTGATTTTTTGCTAAAATTATTTAACGCATTATCGCAATAAATTCTTGACAAATTTTGATAGAATTCCGCTTTTATTAGAAAGGAAAAGTATGTTTAAGACTTTCAAAAATACTGCCGTATGCGTACTTCTAGCAGCCATTATACTGACTGGGTGCAGTGCAAGCGTGAAAGACTCAGTAGGAAATGTAGCTGTAGGGAATGGCTGGTTCTATCGTATCAGTGATACCCCTATGGTATACGACAAGGATACACGCATTATGTATTACTTATTCTCTAAATGTATAGGCAATCAAGGCTACGGTTATATGTCTCCTTATTATAATGAGCACGGTCAGATGTGCTACTACGTTGATGGTCAGGTTATTCCAATCGAGGAGGTGTTAATTGATGCTGACTGAGATTGTTTGGTTTATGATCAAAGCTTATATTGTTTTAATTTTCATCGCAGCAGCAATTCGCTCTGAACAGATTCTGTATGATACCTCTACATATATTTTTCGAGGTGACAAAAAGAATGGAATGTATGGCTGTGTCGTGCTGAATGTTTTTATTATCGTTTGTGTAAGTATGTGGACGGTGATGTTTTAAATGAACTACATGAAACTAGTTAATACTGATAGATTAAAGGATTGTCTTTTGCTGGAAGGAAACCTTGGACATATCAAAACTCTAAAAGATGTTGAACGAGTTATTGATTTTCAAGTAGATTGCCAGCCAACAACTGTATTTGAGTTCGTAGATAATTGTGAGAACTCGGCATGGGTGTGTGATTATTGTGGTGGCGGAATTAAAGGGCAAGAGTCACCCGAAAGCCTTGGCTATAATCGCTGCCCGTTCTGTGGTCTTTTAATCGAGGTGGGAAAATGAACTACATGAAAATTGTTCCCTGTGACATAGCGAATGGCGAAGGTGTGCGCGTAAGTCTTTTCGTTTCGGGGTGTAACCATCATTGTCCTGGTTGCCATAACCAGCAAACGTGGGATGCAAACGCAGGCCAGCCATTTACAGAAGAAACGCTAGACGAACTAATTGAGTTGCTTCGACCAGATTACATTCAGGGGCTAACTCTTACTGGTGGAGATCCAATGTATCCAGAAAATCGAGAAATAATCAGTGATATTATTTATAAAGTCTTAGTTGAGTTTGGAGATAAAAAAGATATCTGGATGTGGACTGGATATACCTATGAAGAATTACTAAGCCAGATAAATCCGCTCAATAAAAATGATGACATCGATATGATTTTAAATCTTATCGATGTCATCGTGGATGGCCCATATATTGAATCAAAACGTGACATCTCACTACCTTATATGGGAAGCTCCAATCAGAGAGTTATCGATTGCATGAAAACTACTGGATACGACAATATAGTCCTTTGGTGGGCTCCAGAAGAGAAAGGAAAATAATATGGATTTAGGAAATTACGAAAAGTTCCCAGATAGCAATGTTTTTACCACTATTTATCATCCGAATATTAAGATCAATAAACTACACGATGATGCTCGTCTGCCGACTTATGGTTCTAAAAATGCTGCTTGTGCAGACCTGTACGCCTATATCGGTTTTGATGACGCAACGATTGTAAACAAGAATGGTGATCGCTGCATTATGATTCAGCCGCATGAGACCGTTAAGGTACATACTGGTTTGCGGATGGCTCCGCCGGAAGGTTGGTATGTCGCTATCTATGCTCGCAGTGGTATGGCAACGAAGCAGGGGCTTGCACCTGCGAATAAAACAGGGGTTTGTGATCAGGATTACCGTGGAGAATATATCGTAGCACTACATAATCATTCCAATATCCCTCAAATGATTACTCATGGCGACCGCATTGCTCAGATGGCAGTTGTTCCGTTCTGGCAGGCTGATTTTGAAGAGGTTTCCGAATTGGACGAAACGGAGCGTGGAGCGGGCGGTTTTGGTTCTACTGGAAAACAGTAATGGAGAGAATTATGGGAAAAACAATTGATACATCCGAGCTTCTGTATCGGATGGGCAAGTACGCAGAAATCGATGTTGGAGAAGAAAAACATGATGCGTTTATGCATTTCATGCTTCTTTTAACTCGCACAATTGAGAAGATGCCGAATGCTGCGCTAACGCATAAGAATCCAATTGATGATGAGATTATGGAGAATCAGTACAAGCTAGTGAACGCAATCTCACTGGTAACCGGTCGCACTCGAAACGATGGCTGGTATCCCACTTGGATTGGCATGGCCATGAAGATTGTGCGTCTGAAGAGTGGAGAATCAGCTGGTTTCCTGTACATCAAAGATAATGAGGGACACGACTATCCGGGTGCAATGCATACATCTTGTGTTGTTGATTACTACATCTCAAGTGACAAGAAAAATGTTATTGTCCAGACCGAAAACACAATTTATAAGTTTGAAAAAATTGAGGAGAACTAAATTATGGCTAAGTATTTTTATGTTTATAATATCGCTGGTGTCGAGGATTCTATTGTAAAGATGTTCAACACTGATACTGGTGCAATGGATGAGAAGAGTGTCAAAAAGGATCGCATGGATGGTTTTATTGATGGTATTAAGACGAGCGGCTTTGTTTTGAATAAGGAGCTGGCAGATGCTGATGTTGCAGAGAGCGAAGCAAAGCGTGTTCTGGCAGAGAAGATGACTGCTTATCAGGCAGCTCGCGACGATTATCATAATAAGAGTGAGACTCTAAAGAAGGTCAAGGCTAAGTACGGCATTAAGTAAGGAGAATACATAATGAAGTATTACGCTATTGAATCTCATTACGAGAAAGAAGCTCCATTTGGAATTGCATGGCAAATAAAGCTGTTTGATGGGCATACGCTTTTGGAAGAGTACGACCACATCTTTTATAACGAGATTGCTGGTTACTGCAAGTGTCTTGAAGATATAGGATTCGTGGATGAGCGATGGACTTTTAAAAGGCCACAGGACGAAGAAGTCCATGACTTTGTTAAAATGTGCATAAAGAAAAAGGAGAATGCACTTCAGACGGAGTGGTATGAAATGACCGGTAACTGGCCAAATGGCGCAGTGACTCTCGATTAAAAGGTAAATTTTACGGAGGAAGTGATTCTATGGCATACGCAGGCAAAAATGGATACGATAAAGACACGGATATTTTATTTCCGAAAGCTATTGATATTATTGGATGGGTAGGTAGTGCAAATAAAGAAAAGGTTCTTGATCTCAGTTTTGAGCGAATTTCCCTTTATCAAGTAGGGGAGATTCTTAAAAAACTTGGATATCAGAATATTGATAAAAGCGAAAATGGATGGGAAATGGATTACTGGTGGGAGTACGAACTTGCCAATAATGCTAAGGATATTCCAAATCTTCCTTGTCGAGTTCAAATTCAAGGAAGTTGCGCAGAGGGTACAATGATGCTTAATGTTTTAGATAACGAATAACTCTAATAGTAGTGGTGGGTGGGAGGAATAAATAATATGAAACGGAATATCACAATAAATCAGATTTGTAATGGTGATAACTGTACTCAAATTGGAATCATTCGCAACGATGAAGTATATGTCATGCAAACAAGTTCTCCGAAAAGAGAAGGTCCAGCGGAATTTACATGCAGTATGCCTGAGCCAAAACCTCATTTGAAGGATTTCCTTGATAAGATTGTAGAAAAACTAAATAGTCTTATTGGATGGATTATAGATGCGTTTAACGATATTTGATTAAGGTGATTGTATGAAAGCACATATTCATGAAGAAAAGAAAACAACTTCATTAAACCTTGGTGAAGGAACGCTATTCACAAAGAAGGATGGCGAATATTATAAGGTCTGCGACACAGTAGAATGTGACGAAACGCATATAGACGATGATGTTATCAAGGTTACTTTGTCTGAAGAAAATATGATTATTGGGTCGAACTTTTTTAATACACCGTTTGTGTTCACAGATTGAGGTGGAATGCTATGATTGTGATTATTCAACACAAAGGAACTCCAAAGAAAAATAGATACGCTGCAAAATTTTCGTGCAAATGCGGATGTATATTTTGGGCTGATGACAAAGATATTAAATTTCCGAGTTATTCCATTATACGAGAATACGCACCAGGCGTAAAACTAGCAAAATGTCCAGAATGCGGAGAACAAGTCGTTTCTTGTTTTCCAGCAGTTCCAAGAGAAAAGATTTTTGTGGATTGAGGCGCAGATATGCATAAGACTGATAGTTTGAAAAATCCGGTAATCGTATTTCCATGTAAGAACTGCGGTTGTACAACTAAGATTCGAGTGGCTTCTTTTGAAAATCCTGATTTGGACATTCCTGAGAATAATGTGATTGCGTGCTATAGATGTAGAGCGGAAGTTGCTGGGTCTGAGTTTATTTCTTGGAAAGAAGCAACTAAAACTATTTTTACCGTGGAGGTGCCAGATGGCGATTAAAATTATTCAACATAAGCAGACTCCGAAAGAATTTGCATATCACTTTAAATGCAACTGCGGTTGTGAATTTTGGTCTGATTCAGAAGGTGTTTTGTCTGCGAAGTCATTGAATGTGATTTTGTTTTATCAAACACAATGTCCAGAATGCGGTAGTCGTGTAGAGAGCCACGATGAGCCTGTTTTGAGAGAAGAAGTTTTTGATGAATAAAATGTATGATTTAAGAACTAGACTTTTATGAGGTAGATTGAATGGACGATAGATTTTCAATCGAAAAGAATCACTGGGAAATACAAAATCCAGAATGGGAAAGCTATTCTCATTTCATCTGCACTAAAGACCATTATTGGACTGGTGTATACGGTATCAGCAACTATTTTCTTCAATATAAGAATTTTAGCAGAAGTAAACCAGTCGAACGATTTTCTGTAGAATGGCCGAACTTCGTAGAGCACATGTGGTTTATCCATTGGCGTGACCCATGGGATTATATTTTTGCTTCATATAAATTATCCGAGATCAAACGATTTTTAGAACTTGATATTGAAACCATTAAAAAGAACCATTGGCCGGATGGCCGTTGCACTTGCTACAGTATTTATGACTACGTGACGAAAAAATGGTACTATTTTAAAATCGAAAATTTGGGAACATTTTATGGATGCATGTGGCCGTTGGGTGATGATACGTGGGAGGTGATTAGTTGTGACTAAACAAATAGGCTATTATAAATCCGACTGGTACATTATGGGCATTGATGGAAAATATAACAATGCCTGTATCTCGCATACAGAATCGCAGCTTCGATATACAGTTCCAAGGTCGCCAGAATGGACCATCAACGGATTGGGTTTTGCTTACCTTAGAGAACATGGATTTGAAGATTATCCTGAACTCTATGGTATTGTATTATATGATATGGAGTGGTGGAGACGAAAACGCTATCCGGGTGACTTTTATGTAGAGATACCAATTTGCGATTCGTGTGCGGATACCTTTCATTTAAAATGGCGTTGTAAGGAATTTCGTGTACATCAGTGGTCTAACTTGAGAAAAGAAACAAAGTGGGTGAAAGGCAGAAGCAACTACACTATTTGTGAGCTCGCCCATAAATTACCACATGAAGAGTTTATTGAGTATTTGAAAGACAACGGCATCTATATTGTAAACGAAAGTGGTGTTGAACTTGGATGATAAAATTTGTTTTGTGAACTACCGACCATACCTTACAATAGTAGATTACGGAGATTGGACTCCAAGATGGAAAATCGCATATTGGATTGATATAGATGGATTTAAGCCTGGATTTAGAATCTCAAGGAACTTCATTCATCCATATCTAAATAACGTCACGCGCCCATGTTTAAACGTAGTAGCCTATGTCGATATGTATGATCCATTCGTTAAAACACTTTTGTTGAGTTGTATGACAACAGATAAGTCAAATCTAATTCCGGGTGATTTATATCTTGTGTGGAGATGCCCCGGTAATTTTTCATGGCCGGACTGCGAGCCACATTTTACATTAAGAAAGTTCAATCAGAAATATTTATTCAAAGATGGCGACGTGAAATGTTGGGTGAACATGAAAAATATCGATTGGAGCAAACAATGGCTCCTTCATCGTATTTGAGGTAATAAATGAGTAAAAATAATAGCGATAATGCGTTAAATAAAAGCGACAAATTTACAGTAGAATTAGGGTTTTATAAAGACCAAACAGAATATTATAAAAGATCAATCGAAGATCTACTGCACCATTATACTGATAGCTGTGGCATGTGTACGGTTAATTTAGATTGCAGTGAGTGCGTTGTGGATGATTTTATCAATCAGCTACGAAATATTCTGTATAGTAGTGAGTATAAAGGAGAAAACATATGAAGTTGCTTTTACAGTCTAATGGAGGATTTTCTGGATTCTATAGTAGATTTATTTTGATTGATACAGACCTACACAAAATGGTAAAAACGGATGGCCTCATGAAAGATGGTCTAACTGGAATAAAATATATTTGGGACTATATCGATAATGAGAAGATTCCAGATATTGATGATTTTTGTAAATCTCTTTGTCAGGATTTCAATTATGATATTTCATTACTTGAATGTTTTTTACCGACCGCCAAAGTTGTCACTAATGAATCCTTCATAATGGACGACATCAATTATGATGTTTATCTATCATCTGAAAACGTTCCGTACAGAAAGTTCAGATTGAATTCTTCATCATATCTTGAAAATGATGCTCTCAACGCAAAGCTTAGGAAACTATTTCAGACATTCTTATAAAGGAGGCTCACAATGATTATTGATTGCAAATCTATTGCACAAGATATCAAGGATAAAATCAAGAATATTATCGCAGAAGCCGACTACGCTCCTATTTTATATATTTATCAAGTAGGGGACAACCCTGCATCCAACGCTTATATTCGCGGTAAACTGCGCGATTGCGAAGAGGTTGGAATCGAAGCGGAGCTTATCAAGCTGCCAGAAAATATTACTGAAGACGAATTAAACAATAAAATACTGGAAGATTATAACTGGGAAGATGTGGACGGTATCATCGTCCAGCTTCCACTGCCAAAACATATCAATCCCAAAAATATCTACATTCCAGACGCAGTTGATGTTGATGGTTTTAATACTACATCTCAATTTCAACCTTGCACTCCGCTGGGCGTTATGAAGATTTTCGACGCGATTGATTATGATCTGGATGGCAAGAATGTGCTTGTGTGTGGTCAATCTGATATCGTAGGTCGTCCGTTGGTCGATATGCTGATTAAACGGCACTGTAATGTGATTTCTGTAAATAGCAGCGGAAGTTTTATGAAGTGTACTGCTCTTGCAATGGATATGGTCGATGTGGTCATCTCTGCAGTCGGAAAACGTAATTTTATCACACCTCTTGGTCTTGGTCGGGTTGAAGTCTGTATCGATGTTGGTATCAACTATGACGAGGATGGAAAGCAACACGGTGACTGTGCTGATGATATTTATGAGATGGAAGGTATCAAGGTGACCCCTCGTATCGGCGGAGTTGGCCTCATGACCCGTGCCATGCTACTTTATAATGTATGTGTGGCGAAGTACGGAGCAGTGAAGATGGAAGAGGTGATTGGATGAAAGAAGTCCCAATTTGGGAAAAGACGACTCTGACGTTAGATGAAGCGGCTGCTTACACGGGGATTGGGGTCTGCCGACTAAGAGCGATTACTGATGATGAAAACTGTCCATTGGTACTTTGGGTGGGGAATAAACGTCTTATCAAACGTAAGGCTCTCGAAAAATATATAGATCAAACGTATTCTGTTTGAAATATAGGCTCTGATGTGGTATACTCATGGTGTCACACCAGAGCTTCTTATATAACGTAAGGAGTTCCGCATCATGATAAGACGTAAAGATAATAATGGCAAAGTTTTAAAAGACGGCGAGAGCCAGAGAAAGGATGGGAGATACCAATATAGATGGACAAACAAACTTGGAAAACGCTCAATAATATACGCCACTTCACTTAAAGAATTGAGAGAAAAAGAAGCTGAAATCCAAGAAAAACTTAATTTGGGTACAACGTCTACTTCAAAAATCACAGTGTACCAATTAGCAAAAAGACATCTCGAAGAAACAAAACTTACTATTAGGCCAAGCAGCTATAAAACAAAATTGCAGAATTTGAAAATCTTTCAGAATCACCTAATTGGGGAAATGAATGCAACTGATATTTTAGTGCGCGATGTAAAACAATTTGCACGAGAATTGGATAACGAAGGATATTGTTATACAACAATCAGAGATGTCATGTCTTTAGCTAGACCGGCATTTCAAGAAATGTTTGATGAGAATATAATTCCTAGAAATCCATTCGTTTTTAAATTAAATACAGTTGTCAAATGTGACTCAAAAGAAAAAGAAATATTAACAGAAGAGCAGTATCAAAATCTGATCAAGTTCATGAAATCTAGTCGAGTATATAAAAGGCATGTTGGCATGGTGATGCTTTTGCACGAGACAGGACTTCGAGCAGGAGAATTATGCGGGCTAACAAAAAAGTCATTTGATTTTGATAACAACACTGTTACTATATCTCATCAGATGGTGTACGATGGAAAGAGCGGCGGGCTGTATTTAGCACCTACAAAAACAGAAAGTGGGATAAGGACTATCCCATTATCTAAAGACGCCATCATTGCTTTTGAAGAAGCGGTAAAACAACGTCCGATTGTAAAAGCAGAGAGAATAATAGATGGGCAAGCCGACTTCTTGTTTATAGCAAAAACTGGAAGGCCCTATACGAATAAAAACCTTGTTAGAATTTTTGAAGGACTAATCAAAGCCTATAATAGTTGCCATGATGAACCATTGCCTGAAGTTACTGCCCATAGTATGCGCCACGAATATTGTACACGGCTTGTCAAAGCCAAGATGGATGTTAAATCGGTTCAATACCTCATGGGACATTCGTCGCCCGATATAACCTTGAAAGTGTATACTCATATCTTAAAAGAAGAGACCGAAGCAGAGGCAATCAAACAGTTTAATAGGATTGTTTCCTAATTATTTGACACCAATTTTGACACCAAATCTTCAAAAGGTATATAGACTTACAGAGATTTGCATAGAGTCCATTTTGGAATGGCAAAAAACGACTTCGAAATAATGTCGCAATATCGATAAATATAGACTTATAGAGATTTGCATAGACTATCTTGAAAAAAAGTAGAAAGTAAGGTATAATATACCTAATTTTGAAACTCACAAAGATAAGCAGGAGGTCTTACCATGGCTTCAAAGAGTACCAAAGGAGAAATCCTCGCCAAG